TCGAGGAGCAGATCTCTGCGCCCTGGGCAAAGCGCGGGGAGGCAACCCAGTTCGATTCCTGTCGCGAACCCCCAGATTGACTAAAAGCCGGGCTGAAGCCCGGCTTTTAGTCAATGGATACTTAGACGTCGAAAATGATAAAAGCCGCTTGAGCCCTTGAACCCCTGTTGAGCAGGGGTTTTGTTGTTTCTGGGGCTGTTCGCTGGCGTGCTGGAGGTCCGGTGATCTGGTGCTTGACGCCGATCTGCCCATTGGATTGGAGCGCGTTTCTGGTTGAGGGGGTCTGCTGGCGGGCTTGCGTTAGCGGATATCTGACGAGGGGGCGTGCCCTCAATTGTGATTGATAAGACCGTGCCCACCTTCGACCTTGTGGGGCGTTCTCGCTCGCGCGCATGTCTCCATCATCACGAAGAACCACATGCAAAAATACATGTAGTATCTCGCGCATGTTGTGACGATATTTTGCATGCATTTATGGGAAAATGAGGCGATGACGGTAACTCGTGGTGAAGGAGGCGATGGTGCGGAAACGTACGGCGAAGAAGTCGATGAAGCACATCAACATCGGCGACCTTGGACGTGGTCAGGCATCGAAACTACTCAAGGAAGTGGCTGATGGTGACGATGTGGCATACGTGTTGCGTTACGGAAAGCCTCTCGTGGTGGTCATGTCACATGAGCGTTACGAGCGATTGATGGAAGATGGAGTTGACCCGAATGAGCACTGAGAAAACAACGAACTATGTCAGCTTCATTTGGAAGATTGCAAACCTGCTGCGCGGAGACTACAAGGAACACGAGTACGGAGACGTGATCTTGCCGTTCACGGTGCTCACCCGACTCGATTCGGTTCTCGCGGGTACGAAGGACAAAGTTGCCCAGATTCGTGACCAGAAGGGTGTGCCTGCCGAGGTGAAGCGCCTGCAGTATGCGAAGGCTACGGGCTACCCGTTTTGGAACACATCGAAGTTCACACTCCACACGCTGAAAAACGATCCAGACAATCTGGAAGGCAACCTGACTGCCTATGTGCAGGCGTTCTCACCGAACGCGCGTGACGTGATGCAGTCTTACAGTTTCTTCAACGTGATCGACCGGCTCGACCGATCGGGACTCTTGTTCCAGATTCTTGACGCGTTCACCGCCCCTGATGTTGATCTGTCTCCGAAAGCGGTCTCGAACGCCGACATGGGCACCATTTTCGAAGAGCTTATCCGCCGTTTCAATGAGCTCTCGAACGAAACCGCTGGCGAACACTTCACACCCCGTGAGGTCATTAACCTCATGGTCAACATCTTGTTTGAACCGGACATGGACGTGATTTGCGAGCCAGGGTTCATGGCCTCGCTGTATGACCCAGGGGCAGGCACAGGTGGCATGTTATCCACCGCGATTGAGCAAGCCCACGACCTGAACGACCGAGCACGCATTGAAGTCTACGGACAAGAGCTCAACCCGCAAACCTATGCGGTGGCGAAATCGGACACTCTCATCAAGGGTGAGGATGCCGACCGAATCTACTTCGGCAACTCCTTAACGGACGATAAGACTGCTGGGCGGACATTCAACTATATGCTGTGCAATCCACCGTTTGGAGTTGAATGGAAGAAGTACGCTGACCCGATCAAGGAAGAAGCTGAGAAGCGGGGCTGGAATGGCCGCTTCGGCGCAGGGCTGCCGAGGATCTCGGACGGCTCATTCTTGTTCTTGCAGCACATGATCTCCAAAATGAAGCCCTACAATCCGAACGACACTCAGAAATCTCCGGGCACGCGCATCGCGATCGTGTTCAACGGCTCACCCCTGTTCACAGGTGCTGCTGGGTCAGGTGAATCCAACATCCGGCGTTGGATCCTTGAAAACGACTGGCTCGAGGCGATCATCGCCCTGCCTGACCAGATGTTCTATAACACGGGGATACTTACCTACATTTGGGTGCTCTCCAACCGCAAGGAACCCCGACGCAAGAACAAGGTACAGCTCATTGACGCCACCGGCTTCTTTGATCGGATGCGCAAACCACTGGGCGAAAAACGCAAATACCTCACCGAGGACAACATCGCTGACATTGCACAGATCTATGGCAGTTTCACTGAAGGTGAGCATTCAAAGATTTTCGACACCACCGAGTTCGGCTTCCGTGAGGTCACAGTAGAACGCCCACTACGGTTGAACTTCCAAGTCAGCCCCGAGCGCATTGAGCGACTGTGGGAACAAACCACATTCAAGAACCTTGCCAGCTCGAAGAAACGCAGCGAGCCTGCACGCAGCGCCGAAATCCAAGCAGGCAAGAACGCCCAGATTGCTATCGTCAGTGCGCTCGATAGCCTTGACGGTGAGGTGATGTGGAAGAACCGCGACGAATTCACAAAGGTTCTCAAAGCTGCTTTCAAAGAGCTTGGTTTGACGGTGCGCGCACCGCTACTCAAAGCGATCCTTGCTGCTCTTGGTGAAACTGATCCGAGTGCGGATATCTGCTACGGCGCGAAAGGTAACGTAGAGCCAGACCCTGCTCTGCGCGACACCGAGCAAGTCCCACTCGCTGAGGATATCGACGCCTACGTTCAACGTGAAATCATCCCATACGCCGCCGACGCCTACGTCGACCCGGATAAGACGAAGATTGGCTACGAGATCCCCTTCACGCGCTACTTCTACCAATACGAAGAACTCGGCGACCCCACCGAGACCCTCGCCGAAATCCAAACGCTCGGTGCCGACATCCAAGCAGCCATCGCCAAACTATTCAGTGAGCAGTGCAAGCGTGAACTGATCGCCCACACCGTCACCAAAGGCCTCAACCCCGACGCCCCAATGAAAGACAGCGGTATTGACTGGATTGGGAAGATTCCAAATCACTGGCATTCTCGTTCTCTGAAATCTCTGTTGACCCGTAAATCGCGTAAGGGTGAGCCTTCCTGGAGAGTTCTTTCTGTTGAACGTGAGCGTGGGGTTGTAGATCGTGAACTTGAAGGGTCGCCAGATAATAACAACCGTCTACCAGATGATTTGAGTGGTTATTTGGTAGTTCGGAACGGCCAATTTGTTATGAACAAAATGAAGGCTTGGCAAGGATCATATGGAGTGTCGCTGTATGACGGGATTGTCAGTCCTGCGTATTACACCTTCGATTTAGCGTCTTCCGTGGATTCTGAATTCTTCAACTGGGCTATACGGTCAAAAGCATATATTCCCTTCTTTGGCAGGGATTCTTACGGAATTCGCACAGATCAATGGGACTTTAAGGTACAGGCGCTCCGAAATATTCCACTATTTGTTCCTCCGGTGGAAGAGCAAAGGCAAATCGTTGACTACCTTGTTCAACGGCTGAAAGGGATCGATGGTTTGATTACCGATTTGGATCGTCAGGTTGAGTTGTTGAGGCGGTATCGCAAGCAGGTTATTAACGATGTGGTGACGGGCAAGATCCGTGTCAGTGAGGAGGCATGATGGATACGTCGGAGCGCAGGTTTGAGTCCGAGATCGAATACTGGCTGACTACCCAGGGAGCGGAGTTTGACCGGTTTGAGACGCGTGACTCGCAGGGTTTTGATCGCGAGCTGTGCATGTATCCAGCTGACCTGATCCAGTTTGTGAAAACTACGCAACCGGATCAGTGGGCCAAACTGGAGCGGGCCTATCACGGTCGAGCCGAGGAACGTTTCGCGAAACGTGTGGCTGATCAGTTGGATCAGCGTGGCGTGATTGAGATGCTGCGGCGCGGTGTAGAGGATGTTGGTGCCCGCTTTAAGCTGGTCTATTTCGCTCCGGGTACGGATTTGAATGAAGCTCTGGCAGAGAAATACTGGCAAAATCAGATGAGCATCATGCGGCAGGTGCATTATTCGACGAAGAATGAGAACTCTGTTGACACGGTACTGCTGGTGAACGGCATCCCGTTGGTAACACTCGAGTTGAAAAATCAGCTGACTGGGCAGACATATCGTGATGCGATCCGTCAGTACAAGATGGACCGTTCCCCGTCGGAAAAGCTCTTCGCCCTGGGTAAACGTGCGGTGGTGCACTTCGCGGTTGATACCGATGAGGCGTGGATGACTACGAAGCCCGCCGGGCTCGACACCGTGTTCTTGCCGTTTAATCGTGGCGTGAATAATGGTGCTGGGAACCCGCCTGTGGAGGGCAAGTTCAAGACGGCCTACTTGTGGGAGCAGGTGCTTGCGAAAGACTCGTTGCTCGACATTCTGCACCGGTTCGTGCAGTTCGTGCCGGGCAAAGATGGAAGTGGTCGGCGGGCGCGGCCGAAAGACAAGGTGATCTTCCCGCGTTTCCATCAGTTGGATGCGGTACGAGCACTCGTTAAGGATGCGAAAGAGCAGGGTGCTGGGCACAACTATTTAGTGCAGCATTCAGCTGGTTCGGGTAAGTCGAACACGATCGCATGGCTGGCTCACCACTTATCGAATTTGCATGATGACCAGCAGCGGGTGGTTTTCGATTCGATCATCGTGATCACCGACCGACGCGTGCTGGATAAGCAGCTCCAAGACACGGTGTTTTCGATGGATCACACAGCAGGCGTCGTCGTAAAGGTTGATAAGAACGCCCGCCAGCTCACCGATGCTCTCGGGCGTGGTTCGCGCATCATTATCTCGACCTTGCAGAAGTTCCCGTTCGTTGACGTGTCCAGCATCGCGACGGACGGGAAGCGCTTCGCGGTGATTGTGGATGAGGCGCACTCGTCTCAGACTGGGCAGGCTTCGGAGCGGCTGAAGCAGGTGTTGGCTGACACCGCAAAAGCGGGTGAAGAGTCTGAAGCTGAGCTATTGGACCGTTACGCTCGTGCCGAGGCGCAGGTGGAGGCTGCAGAGCTTGAGATTGACGAGCAGATCGCGGCGGATATGACGACCCATGGGCGTCAGGCGAATCTGTCGTTCTTCGCGTTCACGGCCACACCTAAGCAGAAAACCTTGGAGATTTTTGGAACCCCGGTTGCTGGTGGCACTCCGCGCCCGTTCCATGTGTATTCGATGAAGCAGGCGATCGAGGAGGGTTTCATCCTCGACGTACTAGAGAATTACACCACGTATAGGACTTACTACAAGATCGGCAAGAAAACGGCTGACGATCCCGAGTATGGGAAGAAGCAAGCGAACAAGGCACTCGGCAAATACTTGGCGTTGCACCCGCATAATCTGCGGCAGAAAGCCGAGATCATTATCGAGCATTTCCGCTCCAATGTGGTGCACAAGATCGGCGGTAAGGCCAAGGCAATGCTGGTGACCGGTTCCCGGTTGCACGCGGTGCGCTACTTTTTCGCCTTCCAAGACTACATTCGGGCCAAGGGTTATACCGATCTCGGCGTTCTCGTGGCGTTCTCCGGCACCGTCGAAGACGATGGACAGGACTACACCGAGGAGCAACTCAACGGCTTCCCCGAAGCCGAGCTGCCCGATCGGTTCGACACCGGTGAGTACCAGATTCTGCTGGTGGCCGAGAAATACCAGACCGGGTTCGACCAGCCCCTGCTGCAGACCATGTATGTGGACAAGAAGCTCCACGGGGTCAAGGCCGTGCAGACCCTGTCGCGGATCAACCGAATGTGCCCGGGCAAGTCAGATACGTTCGTGTTGGACTTCGTCAACAGCGCTGACGACATTCAGGCGGCGTTCCAAGACTATTACGTGTCGACCTCGATCAGCGAGGAAACCGACCCGAACATCGTCTACGATCTCTACCACCTGATCGCCTCCTACCAGCTGTGGCGAGATGAAGAGATCGACGGATTCGCGACCGTGTTCTTCAGAGAGCAAAAGCAGCAGACCAACCTCGACTTTGGCAGGCTCAACGCCTACCTCGACCCTGCGGTCGACCGCTTTGACGCGCTTGACGATGAGGAAAAGCTCGAGGTGCGCTCGGCGTTCAACAAGTTCAACCGCAACTACGAGTTCTTGACCCACATCATCCGCTTCGACGACGAGCAGCTGCATAAGTTCGCCGCATACGCGAAGCTGCTGACCCGCAAGCTCCACATCGACGGCGACCCTGCCCCACACCTGGATGATGAGGTCACCTTGCAGTACTACCGGCTCCAGTCGGTCTATGAGGGTTCCATCGACCTACAAGACCGGGTGGGTGAGTTGAAGAACTCGCCCAAGCTGGGCATGCCCACCGCGGACGAACGTGAACGGCTCTCGAAGATCCTCGACTCCCTCAACGAACGATGGGGCACCGAGTTCACCAACATGGACAAAGTCCTCGAACAAGTCGCCGATGACCTTGCACAAGATGATGAAATTCAACTACGTGCTCACAACACGCTGGACTTGTTCAAGATCATCTATGACGAGAAGATGCCCGACGTGATGCTCTCACGGATGACGCAGAACCAAGAATTCGCCATGAAGTACCTCTCCGACCCTGTGTTCAGAGGTGACGTGGATGCGATCTTACTGCCGCTTATCCATGAGCGCCTCAATCGTCGCGACGAGGATACTGCCGTTTAAACCCACGCGACCACGGGTCGTGCTTGCGCACCACTCCAAAGCATGTTAGCATAGTTGCTAACAACGTTAGGAGGTTGTTTCTCATGGCTGAATCAGAAACCTTTGGCACTTTCCTTGAGCAACATAGGAAAGACCAAGATCTCACCATGCGCAGGTTCGCAGACATGATCGGAGTCACTGCACCCTATTTGAGCGATATTGAAAAAGGGCGCAGGGCCGCCCCTGACGCGAAGCTGGAGAATATTGCTGACGTACTTCACCTCAACCGCGAAGAACGGGAAAAGATGTACGACCTTGCCGCCCTCACGAGGGAGAACCAAGTATCGACTGACTTGTCGGGCTATATTATGGAAACCGACATGGCGCGAGTTGCCCTTCGCCGAGCCAAGGAGCGAAATCTTAGTCAGCAACAATGGGCAGACATCCTCGACATCATCGAAGGTGAGGAGGACAAGTAGTGAGTCTTGAGCCGAAATACATCAGCAAAGAAAATCTCGACGAACGGGCAGAAAAGCTCCTGTCGAGATATCGAGGTGGCACTCTACTCGCCGTAGCGGCACCGCTCGATATCGAACACTTCGCAGAATTCGAGCTCGACGCCAAACTTGACTACCAGCGACTATCGGCAGATGACTCTGTGCTCGGAATGTCGGTCTTTCAAGATCTGACACTGCCTGTCGCAAGCGCTAGTGGGGCTCGCGCTCATGTTGAAATCCCTGCAAGAACCATCGTGATTGACGATCGGGCGCTGGATGACTCACCAGAAGGTCGATTTCGGTTCACCATCGCACATGAGTGCGCGCACCTGATTTTGCACTCACGAATCTTTTATCGCGACCCTTCGATGTCATGCCCGAACAAGAGTGGTTACCTTCCGTTTACGGCTGAAACCGAAAATGTAGGGAGTGAGAAGTTCAACCGAGGCGAGTTTCAGGCTAACTATCTTGGCGCGGCCCTGCTTATGCCAAGGATGACCTTTTCACGGGCATTTCATGAGTTTGTGCCACTGCCATGGGCAGAGATGACTGACCGTAATAAGCGTCAAGTCGTCTCGCAACTCGCAGACCTGTTCAACGTATCTCCGACCGCCGCCGCTCTTCGCATCAAACATCTCGAACTGGCCTCGTAAGGATGGGAAGGGCGTGAAGCCTATTTTTTTTAACAAAAGTGTTAGCCAATTAGCGAACAAGCAAATGAGTGGAGGTTGATGGAAACAATCAAGAACGCAGCAGGCAAGACAATCTGCCGAGTCGATCTGCACAACAAACACATAGAAATTGTCAACAAGGGCTATCGATCGTGGATTTGGTTCGACGCCACGGGCAGACTTCACGAACGTCACGAGCCACGACAGCCACCCTAACCAGGCGACATCGCAAGCACACAACTGAATAAAAACAAGAACAAAGTTCGATCCGCAGAACCGCTAGACGGGCAAGGATCACGCAATTCCTCCACAAGGAGGCGCGTGAACCTGCCCGTCTTTGCTGTCTCTGCGGCTTGGCGGACTCCTGCGGATCTCAATCCGACAGGAGAAAACCAATGTCCAAGCGCTCCGACGCTCAAGAAACCTTTCGCACAATCACAATCCGCTTCAAGCACGAAGCAGACAACAACAAGAACGAGTCCACCACCGACACTTTCGACATCGACCCTGGCGAGTTCGCTCTCATGATCGCTACCGACCGCCAGCAACGCGCCGCAGCTACTGGTGTTCCGCTCGACCAGGTTAAGCCGCGCACCGCACAGAAAATCCTGGACGAGTTGTGGAACGCAGAAGAAGCAGCCACACATAAGGCGGTTCGCGCCGATCGCGGCAAGGGCAAGAAGAAATGCACGTGCGGAGCCGGGTGCGGTCCTCGACGTGGATGCCGTCTGCCAAACAACAAGCCCTTTTCGTATGAGCAGATGCTCGACATCGACCTTGACCCTGCTTCGCCAGGTATCAGCGCTGAAGACCAGGCCATCGAACGTGAGAACAGCGTCCAGCGTGCCCGTGAGCTCAAGGTGATGCGTGACGTCATCGACGGGTTGGATCCCCAGCATCGCGAGGTGATGACGCGCCTTCTCGCAACCGACAAGCTCAATCAGGCGCAGGTGGCGCGCGACATGGGGTTGACCCGCGCTCGGGTATCGCAGCTGGTGGCAGAGGTGAAACCGATGATCCGACAGGCGGTCGAGGATGCCCGATTTAACACTTTCGGCGGTGTCGGCAGTGGGGTGAAGGGAGAAGCCAACCGGGCTACTCCCACCAACATGGAAGAAAGGTAAGCCCGATGACCCGACATAGTCTCAAGCTTCATATCGCCCGGCACATCCCTGACGACCCCGGAATCGTCGCCACCAAGAATGTGACGCTTCGTGAACGGCTCATACGCCTACTGCTTGGCACCCCGCGCAAAGTCATGATCCTTGTCCCTGGTGACTCGGTCAAGCAGATCGACATCACCGAAAACACCGATGACGACCTCATGGCCCTGGCCGATGCTCTCAAGGCGGGTGAATCCAAATGATGATGCCGGAAATTAACGCCTTCATTCGTGATGGAAACCAGGCGCTGCGATCGCTTGCTGATTTGCTTTTGCGAGCTCAGCAGATCGTTGAGGAGAGCTTCGAAGACCACGCAGGAATGCCTGGTGAACGCCCAGAGCTTGCCCTGCAGATCAAGGAACCCTTCGAAACCATCCCAGCCACGCACGCCCAGCCAGAACTACTCGCGGACGAACCAGAGATTGAACCTGAACCGGTAGTGACGCTCGAAGAAGTACGTGCTTTTCTTTCCGAACTCTCAGCGCAAGGCCACACCGCAAAGGTTCGTGAGCTGATCGTCGAGGCTGGTGCCGACAAGCTCTCAGCGGTGAATCCAGCAAAGTTCGGCTGGCTTCTGGAACGGGCGAAGGAGGTCGCTGATGGCACCGTCTGATCACGCACTCCTCTCAGCATCCGGTGCGCACAGGTGGCTCAACTGCACGCCCTCAGCACGCCTCGAATCCGATGAGCCAGAATCATCCTCGTCTGCTGCCGAGCAAGGTACCGCCGCCCACGCCCTCGCCGAGTGGAAGCTCCGGCGCGCCTTCCACCAGGCACCGACCTTCAAGCCGGTCTCGGCCTGGATTGATGACGAGATGGAAACCTTGACTGACGACTACGTCGCCTACGTCCAAGAACACATCTCGTTGGCAGAGCAAACCTGTGGTGATCCGCAGGTGCTGATCGAGCAGCGCCTAGACTTCTCCCACATTGTGCCCGGAGGTTTTGGCACCGGGGATTGCGTGATCATCGCCGAACCCACCTTGCAGATCATTGATCTCAAGTACGGGCAAGGCGTCCTCGTCGAGGCCGCGAACAATCCGCAGTTGATGTTGTATGCGCTCGGAGCGCTTCACACCTTCGGGAGCCTGTACGACATCGAGACGGTGGCGGTCACGATCTATCAGCCGCGCCGGGCGAACGTCGACACCTGGGAAATCTCCGTTGCCGAACTTCAGCACTGGGCTGAAACCGAGGTCAAGCCGAAAGCCGAGCTCGCCTCGGCTGGCGGGGGCGAGTTTTGTCCTGGCTCGTGGTGTCAGTTTTGCAAGATTGCACCCACGTGCCGGGCACGAGCGGAAGCCAATCTTGCGCTCGCCAGGTTGGAGTTCGCCCCACCAGCAGAACTAACGGACGCAGAGATCGCTGACGTGCTGGCCCGTATACCGCAGCTCAAAACATGGGCGGCGAATGTGGAAGCTTACGCCCTGTCGAAAGCCGTCAACCAGGGCGTGGTCTTTGAGGGGTTCAAAGTCGTCGCCGGACGGTCGGTACGCAAATACACCTCCGAAACCGACGTGGCTGCGGCGGCTGAGGCGGCTGGCTACAAAGACATCTATGACCGCAAGCTCATCACCCTCACAGCCATGGAACGCCTCATGGGCAAATCCACTTTCAACGAGATCCTCGGCGACCTCGTGACCAAACCTGCAGGCAAACCCACCCTGGTTCCTGCATCCGACAAACGGCCAGCACTTGACCTGGTGAGTGCGGCCACCGATTTTCAAACAAACAAGTAACAAGTAGAAAGCAGAAAAGATTATGACAACGACTAACACAACTCGTATTGTGACCGACGAAGTCCGCCTCAGCTATGCGCATGTATGGGAGCCGAACTCCATCCAAGGAGGCAAGCCCAAGTACTCCGTCTCTCTGATCATCCCCAAGACTGATACCGCCACGATCACTGCGATCGAGAAGGCCGTGGACGCAGCCATCGAGCAGGGTATTGGCAAGTTTGGTGGCAAACGCCCCAACAAGGCAGCCCTCAAGCTCCCGCTGCGTGATGGAGATATCGAGCGTGACGACGAAGCCTACAAGGGCGCCTACTTCCTCAACGCCAACTCCCTGACTGCTCCACAGATCGTCGATCAGAGCGTCGCGCCGATTCTTGATCGCGCCGAGGTCTACTCAGGCTGCTACGCACGAGTATCCCTGTCCTTCTATGCGTTCAACACAAACGGCAACCGTGGCATCGCCTGCGGACTGGGGAACATTCAAAAGACCCGTGACGGCGAGAGCCTTGGCGGCGGGCGTGTCTCGGCTGAGACCGACTTCGGCGCCTTCGCCGCAGATGACGACTTCCTGAACTAACCAACTCCAATCGTGGAGGGAACCAGCGTTCATTGTTGGTTCCCTCCACCCTTTACCTCTGACGTGAAAGGAACCCCGTCATGCGAACACTCTTCTGCGATATCGAGACTTTCAGTCCTGTTCAGCTCGCCAAGACAGGCGTCTACCCGTATGCCGAGCACCCCGACTTCGACCTGCTCCTCTTCGGATATTCGATTGACGGCGGCCCGGTCGAGGTCGTGGATCTTGCAGGCGGCCAGCAGATCCCCGACAATGTGCTATCAGCTCTGGTGGATCCGGGTGTGGTCAAGTGGGCGCATAACGCCGCCTTCGAACGAGTCTGCTTGTCCGCCTGGCTACGCACGCATCATCCCGAACTGCTGGATGGCGGGTTTCTTGACCCAAGGCAGTGGCGGTGCACCATGATCTGGTCCGCCTACCTCGGACTACCGATGAGCCTCGACGCAGTAGCCACAGTTTTGAAACTTGACGTTCAAAAAGACAGCGCCGGACGCAAGCTGATCAAGCAGTTCTGCACACCCGCCACACCCTCAGTCTTGAATGGCGGCAAACACAGGAATCCACCATCAGCGGATCCCGCCGGCTGGGCACATTTCATTGACTACAACCGGCGCGACGTCGAAGTCGAACAAGCCATCCACGACAGACTGGCGTTTTTTCCGATGCCAGACTCCGAATGGGACACCTATGCCCTTGACCAACGCATTAATGATGCCGGGATTCTTCTCGACTACACGCTCGTCGATAATGCCGTTACCGTGGATGAGCACCACCGCAACGCGTCGCTTGCACGGGCACAGAAGCTCACAGGGTTGGACAATCCCAACTCGCCAATCCAACTCAAACAATGGCTCCACAACCACGGCTGCGAACTCGAATCACTAGCGAAAGCCGACGTCGATGCCGCCCTCGACACCGCGACCGGCGCGGTGAAAGAAGTCCTCGGACTCCGTGGTGATCTGGCGAAATCTTCGGTGAAGAAATACCAGGCGATGCACAACGTCGCAGGCAGTGACGGCCGGGCACGCGGGCTGATCCAGTTCTACGGAGCAGGACGCACTGGGCGCTTCGCAGGACGCCTCGTCCAAGTCCAAAACCTGCCAAGGAATTACCTGACAGATCTCGACCAAGCACGCACGCTCGTCAGAACAGGCAACCTTGATGCGCTTGAGCTGCTCTACGAGTCCGTGCCCGACACCCTCAGCCAACTCATCCGCACCGCATTCATCCCCAGCACCGGCCACAGGTTTATCGTTGCGGACTTTTCCGCAATCGAAGCGCGCGTTATCGCATGGCTCGCAGGAGAAACAACCACCCTGGCCGCCTTCCGCGACGGTAAAGACCTCTACTGCGAAACCGCATCGCGCATGTTCGGCGTCCCGGTCGAAAAGCACGGCATTAATGGCGAGCTACGTCAAAAGGGGAAGATCGCGGTGCTCGCCTGTGGCTATGGCGGCTCAGTTGGTGCTCTCAAAGCCATGGGAGCCCTCACCATGGGACTCGCCGAGCATGAGCTCAAACCGATCGTGGACGCATGGCGGCAAGCCAACCCACACATCGTTGGGCTCTGGGCCGACGTCGAAGAAGCCGCGATCGCCGCGATCACCTCGCGCCAGCCGATCCGCTTGCGTAACCTGCGATTCTCCGTTGAGTCCGGGATTCTCTTCATCGAACTGCCCTCAGGCAGGAGATTAGCGTATGTGCAGCCGCGTCTGGGTGAGAATCGTTGGGGTGGCACGTCCATCACCTACACCGGCACCACCGCAGCCAGACGTTGGGGACAGCTCGAAACCTACGGCGGGAAACTTGTCGAGAATATCGTCCAAGCAATCGCCCGTGATCTGCTCGTCACTGGCATGCACGCAGTCGCCAAGGCGGTGCATCGGATTGTGATGCATGTTCATGATGAAATTGTCATCGACGAACCCGAAAATTCCGGCTTCACCGTGACTGATGCATGTGCTCTTATGTCGACGCTCCCAGCCTGGGCCGAAGGTTTGCCGTTGGATGCGGATGGGTATGAGTGCGCCTATTACCGTAAGGATTAGCTGTTGATTGTCCAGATGGGATCTTGTTTCCAGCTGGGGCTGGCACCTATGTGCGTTAGATCGACGCCAGGAATTTCGGTGGGGAAACTGTCTAGGACGTCGCTGATGGCCTGTATTTCAGCGGTGAAATTTCCTCGTCGCAAGAGGAATGCGGTGAGTACCAGCGCGGTGTACATACGTCCTGAAGAATGTGTCACGGCCGATAGCGTTTGGTCGTTGCGGCGGTGTTTGACCAGTGGACGGATAACGAGTTGCCTATTCCATAGTCTGGCGTGGTGAGCGCATATGTTACGAATGTAATTCGCAGTGCGCATCCACGATTCCAACTCGTCGGCACGTGCCAAGTACTTGTCAGCAATGCGACGACGCTGTTCGAAGGGAGCCAACGAAAACAGGGTCACGAGTTGTCCGAACTCAAGAATCTCGGTAACCACCCACACCGGCAAACGACCGTCGTGGGTCTGGTTGTAATGCTTGACGAAATCTTCTGTAGAGCGCGACTGTGTTTGGGTGAGCTTCTGCGTAAAGAATGCTGCTCTGTGATTCATCGCCCCCGATGGCCAAATCCGTTCGAGGTCGAGGTGAATGAACGGATCGATCTCACCCAGCACGTGCCCCACGTCAACTCGCAGGCACACCTCCAGCTTGCATAGCGCCTGCCACACAGCCAAGCGTAGCCGCTCATCAAACTCGTACAGCTCTACCACATGCCCCATACGTGCACCGAGAACGAAATGGTCCAAACGCCGTTGCGGCGAATCAGATGGAGCGATCTGACGCAACGGGTAGGAGTATCCCGAAAGCCGGTAATAGCCGACAGTAGATAACTCGCGGCGGTAATCACCGGCATCCAATAGGCCACGACGAGTGAGAATATTAATCTGCTCATCGATACTGGCCCACGGTTTATCGACCACCAGCCCACCTGCTTCCAAAAACATGAAGACCGGCTCTGACCTGTCTCGGAAACCGATACAAGCGAGCCGGTACTAGTGGTAATCACTATACCGCGAAAACAGCGACAGAATCAAGAACTCGGCGAAGTATCACCATCAGAGAAGAAAGCTTATCCAAGACCGCTAAGAAACGAGAACCGACCCTGCGCTCCCACCGAGGCGGGCAGCGGAACCGGTCATGTTGTCTAAAAGACCACCGTGTCGGCACCGCTGTAGCAAGAGAATGATGGTTCTTCCACACAGAGCACTCGAGAAATTTGTCTATGCCCCGGCGAGAATACCTGCCAGATTGCTCTAACAGATAGCGCTCCACCGGGGCTTCAACACCAATCGTGCCAGAACGAGAAGCGATTGAGTACCCGTGATTTAACACTTTCGGGCTCGTCGGCAGTGGGGTGAGGCCCTTAACTCCTTGTGTCGACCGGCACGATTTTTTCTCGACGGGGTCTCGGGAAGGAACCCCGCCATGGGAAACCAGATTCAAACATTCACCAACGACGTGTTCGGCACCATTCGCACCATCACCACTGATGGCCAGATCCTTTTCTGCGGCAAGGACGTCGCCACCGCGCTCGGCTACCAGGATCCGACGAACGCGGTGAAGCTACACTGCAAGGGGGTGGCAAATTACCACCCCCTTGAGACCGCTGGTGGAATCCAGCAGGTCCGCTTCATTACCGAGGGCAACCTGTACCGCCTCATCATCTCCTCAAAGCTCCCGGCAGCGCAGAAGTTCGAAGCCTGGGTGTTCGATGAGGTGTTGCCGACGATTCGCCGCCACGGCATGTACGCATACGACGAACTGCTCGCTGATGATGAGTTCCTCGAGCATGCCATCGCCACGCTGCGTGCTGAGCGGGCCAAGCGCCTGGCAGCAGAGCAAGCCTTACTTGAGGCGGCACCGAAAGTCTCGTACTACGACCTCGTGTTGCAGTCCGATTCGTTGTTGACGACGACCGCGATTGCGAAGGACTACGGACTTTCCGCGAAGAAACTCAACCGGATCCTGCGTGATGCTCACGTGCAGTTCCATCAGTCGGACCGGTGGTTCCTGTACGCGAAGTACGCCGAGCAGGGATACACCCAGTCCAAGACCCACGAATACGGCGAGGGGCAGACCCGCACCCACATGTACTGGACGCAAAAGGGGCGTCTGTTCATCTACGACCTGCTCAAGAACCAGCTCGGCATTCTGCCTGTCATCGAGCGTCAAGGTCAGGTGCAAGCATGACCGCCACGACACTCGATATTGGGTTTTCGAAGAAGAACACCGAAGGCTACCTGGACCTAACCAGCTACCACGCGCTCAAAAAGCTGCAGCGCGAACAATTCGGCTACCGGCCCTTGATTTATATCTGCTCGCCCTACTCAGGCGACGTGCAAGCGAACGTTGAGCTCGCCCGCCAATTCTGCTCCTTCGCAGTGAGCGCGGGCAAAATCCCATTCGCCCCACACCTGTTGTTCCCGCAGTTCATGGATGACGCAGACCCTGATCAGCGGGAGCTGGCGATGTTCTTCAACAGGGTGCTGCTCGCTAAATGCGAAGCCCTCTGGGCATACGTGGGACGCGTCAGCCTTGGTATGCGCTTAGAGATCGGGTGGGCGCGCGACCTCGAGTTGCCGATTAAGTTTTTCGATTCTGATTTCAAGGAGGTCACGCCATGACCACGCCCTTCACCCTCTATGCCGCGAATGTGAGCGGCGTGCAGAACAACAACCACTACCCGAACCAGCAAACCATCGCCGACGTGGCATCCCTGTCTGCAGTCGCGGGCTTCGATCACGTAGCCGCAACCTATGCGAATGATCGCCGCTCAACTGCAGCCTTCATAGCCTCGGACTGCGTGGTGATGGATATCGACAACGATCACACCGACACCGAGTCCGAGTGGGTCACGCCTGAGAAGCTTGGCGAGGTGATGGCGGGCGTGGAGTTCATGGCCGCCACGTCTCGTAATCACATGAAGGCGAAGGGTGTGTTGTCTGCGCGGCCGCGTTTCCACGTTTACTTCCCAATCCGAGAAGTACAAGGCGCAGACGAATACGCAGGATTGAAACACCGCCTCGCGTCGCGGTTTGCTTTCTTCGATCGCAACGCTCTTGACGCAGGACGCTTCATCTACGGCACCTCTAACCCACAAGTTACGGTGCGTGAGGGCGACCAGTTGCTCGATGCGTGGCTCGATAACGCTGATGAGCAGGACGTGTTCGCCGCATTTGATGCTTCCACTCTTGTGATTGGTGAAGGCTCGCGCAACGCTACGTTGTCGCGCTTCGCAGGCAGGGTCCTCATCCGCTACGGCGATACCGACCAAGCACGAGACCTCTTCAATCGCAAAGCCAACCTTTGCGAACCACCGCTCAACGAGGGCGAATTACAGACGATTTGGAATAGCGCGTGCAGGTTCGCTTCGAAGGTCGCTGCTGATCCAGGCTATCTGCCGCCAGAGGCTTATGAGGCGTTGGCGGGTTTGCGTCCGGATGATTTTTCCGATGTCGGTCAGGCAGACACATTAGCTGGCGAATACGCGAACAAGATCCGCTACTCACTGGCTACCAAGTGGCTTGTCTACGACCATGGCGTGTGGGATGAGAACGACCTGTCCGCACAAGGAGTGGTTCAAGAACTGACTTCTCGTCAACTTGAAGAAGCACAACACCTTATCGCCACAACATGGCAAGACATGGTTTCTACCGGTGCTGACGTGGTGATGGCATCGGCTTCATCGAAAGCCCGCGGCCTAGCAAAACTCAACCCCGCCCAAGTCGCAGCATTCAAGGCGTGGGATGAATCCAAAAGCTATCACAAGTTCGTTCTCTCCAGGCGTTTGTCACGCAATATCACGGCCACGTTGAAAGAAGCCGGGCCGATCTTGCAGGTACGTGTCCGTGACCTCGACGTCGACCCCTACCAGCTCAACACCCCGGCAGGTACCTGGGATCTACGCGACAGTAGTAGCCACGAGCACAATCCCGCCGATCTGCTGACTAAGCAGACCGCTGTCGGCCCCAGCGATGAGGGTGCACAGATCTGGGCCGACGCGCTTGACGTCTTCTTCCAAGGAGACGTCGAGTTGATTGGTTACGTGCAGCGCATTGTGGGGTTGGCGGCGATCGGACAGGTTTTCGTCGAAGCGCTCGTCATCGCTTACGGGGACGGGCGAAACGGCAAATCCACGTTCTGGAACACCATCGCCCGCGTGTTGGGGACGTATTCGGGCACGATCTCAGCCGACGCGCTCACAGTCGGGGTGCGTCGCAACGTCAAACCCGAACTCGCCGAAGCCAGAGGCAAACGTCTCTTGATCGCGGCTGAAACCGAAGAAGGCATGCGCCTATCAACCTCGAACGTCAAACAGCTGGCTTCGACCGATCAGATCTCGGCAGAGAAAAAGTTTAAGGACCCCTTCGCCTTCACCCCCTCCCACACGCTGGTCTTGTACACGAACCATTTGCCGCGTGTGGGAGCCATGGACGCAGGCATCTGGCGGCGTCTGATCGTCATCCCGTTCAACGCCACCATCGAAGGCGACACGGATGTGAAGAACTACGCCGACCACCTCTACGAACACGCTGGCGGAGCAATCCTTTCCTGGATCATGGAGGGAGCGCGCCTCATTCACAGTGAGGGATACAAGCTCACTCCGCCGCCTCAGGTGGTTCAAGCCTCGCAAGCATATAAGGAGGATAACGACTGGTTCTCGCAGTTCCTTGAGGACTCGTGCGACGTCGAGGACGGATTATCGGAGAGGGCTGGTGACCTCTATCAGACGTATCGGGCGTGGGCGCAAAACACCTCAGGATGGGCGCGCCCGATGGTCGACTTCAACGCCGCATGCGAACAAGCAGGATTCGAGCGCAAGAAAACCAAGTCCGGTATCCGCGTCTACGGGCTGGCCCTGACCAGCGAATTCAACAGCTGAAAGTTATGAGGGTGCAGACCGGTGCAACCCGTTTTCCTACCTTACGCATGTGAAATTACATGGTGTTTTTCTCTATATAAAAGGTTAGGAACGACTCGTCGCATGCCGTCACCCCTAAAAGTGAACTCAAGGAGTGACCATGAACGAACGAACCATAGAACACCAACTGAAGAAAGCCGTCGAAGCCTGCGGTGGCTTGTGCTGGAAGCTTGTCTGCCCTGGAACCAGCGGCGTACCTGACCGGATATGTCTGATGAACAGCCGGGTTGTTTTCGTTGAACTCAAAGCAGCAGGCAAACAACCCAGGCCAATCCAGCAGCGTCGGATGAGCCAACTGCGCGACCAGGGTTTTCAGACCTTCGTTGTTGATTCGGTGGACGGCATACGGGAGGTGCTTGATGCACTATCAGCCGCATAACTACCAACGCCAGGCGACCCAGTTCATCATCGACCACCACGAGGCCGCAATCTTCCTTGGGATGGGTTTGGGCAAATCGGTGATCACGTTGACGGCGATCTGGCAGCTCATGCTCGACTACTTCACCATCCACCGAGTCCTAGTCATCGCACCACTGCGGGTAGCCCGCGATACCTGGCCCGCCGAAATAGCGAAGTGGGATCACCTTGACGGGCTCACCGTCGCGGTCGCTGTTGGCACCAAACAAGACCGGCTGAACGCTCTCGCGGCGTCTGCGATGGTGACCATCATCAACCGTGAAAACATCCCATGGCTCATTAGCCAACTCGGGGGGAGCTGGCCGTTCGACATGGTCGTCATCGACGAACTCTCCAGCTTCAAAAACCACCGGGCAAAGCGGTTCACGGCATTGGTGAAAATGCGGCCGCACGTTAAGCGCTGGGTTGGCCTGACCGGAACGCCAACGTCGAACGGGCTGATGGATGTGTGGGCGCAATTCCGTCTTCTCGACGGCGGCGAGCGTTTGGGCAGGTTTATCACTCGTTATCGCGATCGTTGGTTCGTTCCGGATAAGCGCAACGGGATGCAGGTGTTCACCTATAAGCCCCGCGCGGGTGCTGAGGATGAGATCTATGGGGCGATTGGTGACATGACGTTGTCGATGAGAACCACCGACCACCTGCAATTACCGGAATTGACGGTGACAACCACGCTCGTCACGTTGGAGCCGAAAGAGCGCAAGATCTACGAGCAGCTCAAAGCTGACCTCGTCCTCGACCTTGATGGGGCGACGATTGATGCTGCGAATGCTGCTGCGTTGTCGGGCAAGTTGCTGCAGTTGGCATCGGGTGCGATCTACACCGGCGACGGTCAGTGGGCTCCCGTGCATGATCGGAAACTTGACGCTCTAGAAGACCTGTATGAGGCAGCCAACGGCAGCCCGTTATTGGTGGCGTATTGGTTCACTCACGACCGCAAGCGCATCACCGCTCGTTTCCCACAGGCTCGCGAACTGAAAACCTCGGCCGATATCGAGGCGTGGAACAGGGGCGAGATTGCGCTTGGGCTGATTCACCCCGCATCTGCGGGTCACGGTCTGAACCTGCAGGCAGGTGGGCATCTGTTGGTGTGGTTCTCGCTGACGTGGAGCCTGGAGCTTTACCAGCAGACGAATGCGCGCCTGTATCGGCAAGGGCAATCCGAACCTGTGACGATCACGAATCTTGTTGCTGAAGGGACGCTCGATGAAACCGTTCTCAAAGCTCTTGATGCGAAAGACGCTACGCAGGCTGCGTTGATTGACGCGGTCGCAGCAGAAATTACAACCACTGAAAGGACAAGCTCATGCATGTGATGACCAAATACCTCGACACAAGGAAAGCCGCGATCGCCGCTCTGCAGGATTATGCGGTGATGGAACAGATCATCGAGAGTACCGACGAGCAGATCAAGGCGGCTTATGCTGACGCGGCAAGCCCAGCATCCCCACGCATGGACGGCACACCACCATCAGGCGACCTCCACGCTTCGGAGAATCGGATCGTGGCGAGCATTGAGCGAATCGATGCGTACAAGGCTCGCTACCTGCAGGCTCGCCAGTACATGGACTGGTTCTTGCCTGCGTGGGAAGTCATCGCTGAAGACGACCGCTTCATCCTCGAAGGCTTCTTCCTCAGCGAGGGGACGCAAGATGAGAAGGTGTCGATGATCGCCGATCATTTCTACGTCGAGCGTGACACGGTCTATCGGCGCAAGAACCGGGCCCTCGACAGGTTCGCCACCGCCTTGTATGGACAGCTCTAGCGTTAGCCGGTATCCGAAACATGCGATAGAAAACCGCATATCGGTGTGAGAACATGTAAGTGGTTGAAAACTAGGAGAAGCCCCAAGAACCCACACGGGAACTTGGGGCTTCACCATGTTCGGGGAAGGAGCCAGCGATGCCAGTCAAACCCGCCTCCCCGTGCTCCCACCCCGGCTGCCCCGAACTCACCCACGAACGTTTCTGCGAGCAGCACGCGAAGGCAGAAGACGCCCGGTATCGGAAGTATCAACGGGATCCGAAGATCAACCGCCGCTACGGCGCGCGCTGGCGCAAGATTCGCGCCGCCTACATCGCCGCCCACCCGCTCTGCGAAGACTGCCTAGAGGCCGGACGCTACACGCCAGTACAAGAGGTTCACCACATTCTCCCGCTCGAACACTGCGGCACCCACAACTTCAACAACCTCCGAAGCCTGTGCAAGCCCTGCCACTCGCGCCAGACCGCGCTCGATGATGACCGGTGGAGGCAACAACCTCGTGTCTACGCCTACTGACGAGCCCACACGTTGCCCGCTGGCGCGACGATCATCTGGAACCTCAAAGATGCCTACCCGCCTGGCGTTTGCCGAACACGGGGCAACCTCGCGGCGCTGGTGAGGGGTTGGGGCCTTCGAATCTCTCATGCCTTGTCAGAGGTCAGCGGGCGGGGCCAACCGTGCGCAAAGTCCCCGAATCAAACAAGGTATTAACACTTCGGGCTTCGTCGGCAGTACCAGTGAGGGGTGAAATCCCGCTGAGTGTTGCTCGGTTTTCTTGCGCTTTGTCCGTCCGGATTTGGGTTTCCCAGGGACGTACAGGTGAGGGCAAAAAACTCGGAGCTTCTCATCCGGTGTTCTGGATCCCTCTCTGGCAGGTGTTCGCCTGTCTTGAGTTAACAAACTGGTTTCTAAAAAGGAGGAATCATGACAGATCAAATGGTGCTAAAAACACAGCAATGGCTCAATCGCACCTATAGGAGCAAGGCTGGATTCGGTTCAGTCGTAGAGGACGGATATACCGGCTGGGGCACGGTCAACGCTTTGATTCGGGCCCTGCAAATCGAGCTGGGTATTACGACAACGGCGAACAATTTCGGACCGGGAACTATCAGTCGCTTCCAGTCTCGGTGGCCTAACGGCATCCACCAGCAGGATGACGGTGCGCAGGAGACTTCTAATGTGTACGGCATTATCCAAGGTGCTTTGTGGTGTAAGGGATATTCTGCTGGTGCCAGCGATATCACTACGCATTTCTATAGCGGAACTGGAAAGGCCATCAAACAGCTTAAGAGCGACATGGGCATTGGTGGAGATTCCACTGTGACGCTCGACGTCATGAAAGCGCTGTTGTCAATGCAGCAATTCGTCCTGCTTCGCTCTTATGGGGGCATTTCAGCGATTCGGCAAGCACAGCAACAAATCAACCAACAGTATCGCGCTTATACCGGAATCATCCCAACCGATGGACTCTACGGTCGGGAAATGAACACTGCTCTGATTCAGGTCTTGCAAGCCATTGAAGGATTTAGCCCTGCGGAAGCCACAGGTAATTTCGGCAATGGCACCAAAGCGCGTCTAACAATAGTTACACCCAGCAATGCGGCAAGTTTACCGAAGTGGGCTTGGCTAGCTCAGGTTGCTCTAGTGTGTAACCGGATTTCTCCCGATATCTATCCTTCTGCACAAACCGCACTGTCAACGTTCGTTCCGCAATTCCAAGCAAAGTATCAGCTCCCACGAAGCGGGGTGGTCGACTCGACTACATGGATGAGCCTGTTGACCTCGAAAGGTGATCCGAATCGCGCCTGCAAAGCATGCGATACACGCTTCGAGATTACGGCTGAGCGACTCAACCTACTTAAGGCGAACGGCTATGAGATTGTGGGGCGTTACCTGACTGAGCCGAATCAGGATTCAAAAGATCCGTCTGACTATTTCAAAGCAATTCGCCCCGGAGAACTTGAACGCATCACCAACGGAGGAATGAAGTTCTTCCCGATTTTCCAGGAGTACTCAACCAAGCTTCGACATTTCACGCGGGAAAACGGCGCTCGGCACGCGACGCTCGCAAGGCAAGCAGCCCAAAGACTTGGCATTCCGGGAACGTATATCTATTTCGCAGTTGATTTCGACGCGACCGACCCCGAGGTCACAAGTCACATTCTTCCGTATTTCCAGGGTGTGCGTGGAAGCCTGGGAGGCGGATACAAAGTAGGCATCTACGCCTCGCGTAACATTTGTAGCCGCATCATTAAAGCCGGCTACGCTGGAAGCGCGTTCGTCTCGGACATGTCTACAGGATTTTCTGGCAACCTTGGCTTCCCTATTCCTGACGATTGGAACTATGACCAGTTCACTGAAATCAGTGACTACAAGGGTGCTGGTTTTGACCTAGACAGGGTCGCCTATTCAGGACAAGCAGCGGCAGTTGATCATGTTGCTCCTTCGAGTGCCGGTGGCGCTGCGCCCGACACCAGCATTGATTACACCAAGCTGGCTCCGATTGATCTGATCTGGCATTTAGAGAAACGCTTCGAAGAACTTCGTGCCAGTGGCAAGGTTGGAAAAGACTACGTTGCGGGTTCTCATGGTGCGGGAACGCGGATTGCCGTTCCGACTTGGCGTTGCATCCTCAACTATTTAGCAAAAGCCTACCTGCGTGACGGTGGTAGTGGATCTGCGGTGAATTGGTCCGTGTCTGCCGAAAGTTTCAGGAGTGCTGACGCGAGCGTACTCGAGAAGGACGCTGTAGGCAAGAAGATCATCGCTGCCTTGAATCGCTATATTGATAACACGTGGCGGCAATCCATGACCGACAAGACCGGAGAATCGGTTGATCTGGCGCATCTGGCGGCAACAACACTTGGATACACCAACTGGAATGTTATCCCTGATGCGTGGACTGGCTGGGCCGGAGACCTAGCTACTGCCATGGAGAATATTCAGAAAACACTTGAGTGGAATCCCAGTGCGAACCTGGATCAGGTGGCCACAGCTCTAATCGGTCAAGGTAACGATTACCGTCAGCATCCTGGCTTGAAGGGGCTAGTACTTGACAAGAAAAACGACAAGGGAAAATGGGAATCGGTAGGAAACAACTGTAACCGTGACGATCTCTGCTGTGACGGAGATGCCATCGTTATCGCTAACACGCTAGAAAACGGCAACGACTCCAACGCTCATCTTCTGTCAGCAACATTGCGAGAGTACTACAACAATTCCAGCAAACTTGCCAACAGATTCAAGCAGATTGGCTGGAGCTTGGGGGCGAATAATTCCACTGAGGCATATCAGAAAATAAGTGAATATGCCGACTTGGATAGCGCCGTTTTAGGATGGTTCCTGGCTGGATACGTCAAGGAAGAGATTCGTTTGACAGCTTGCCGAAAGCTAGCTGAATTCATCTACCGATAATTGATTTGGTCTTTTCCTTGGTGTGGCGCTTGGGTAAAAACGCTAAACCCAAGCGCTACACCACCAGCAACAAGAGCGCCGATGGCGGGAACGGAAAACTGGCTCAGCAGTTGAGAAAAAGAATCACTATGAACTAACGAGCCGACACCATCGAGTGAAAAGAGAAAAGCTGAGAGTCCGATAAAGGCTCCTGCTGAAAGTTGCAACGCGCGGGCAGATTGAATACCGATGAAATGCTTATTAAAAAGCAGAAGAAGAATCGTGAAACACACATACATGAGTGGCATCAATAAGAAGACCACAAAAAATCTCTGATCCTGATCCTTGCACCGTAGAAAGATGGCGGCGAAAAGCCACGCGCCGACAAAATATGCCAGAGCGGATACAAGAAACACAGATATTTTTTTGATGACCAGTCCCTTCAACTTTTCGCTACACATTTTGATACGGCAACGGCATCAGGAGTTGTATGCCCCAATAAGTTCTCATTCTACAAGAAGGGTTTCCCTGCATTGCTAAGGATAGCGCTGATCGGGCGGATGTTGCGTGAATGCAGGCACGAGGCCTGGTGCGTTGAACCCGACAGTCACGAAAAGGCGCACGGGAGCGCCTATACCAGAGGCTCCCGAGTATCTGTCTGTGGTGTACAGCGTGGTAAGAAGCTACTGGGGGGCGGCTTGGTTATGGGGTTGTTCTGGCGGCTTTCTGGTGAATGCACGGAGCTTTTTGATTGCCCATTCGTAGTGGCTTGATGTGGCTGACACGCAGTAGGAGCCGAGCGAGGTTGTGCCCGTCCACGGGAAATGCGCCTTGGTGAATAACTCCTCGTTGGTGAACTCGCCGATGAGAGCCACTACTGCGGTGTGGCTGTCAGCGAGGTTCTCGCGGATAGCCTCAAGCTCAGTGCCCTGATATTGAGTCCAAATCTCTTGGTTGAGCGTTGGCGTGGTTCGCCACGTGTGAGGAAACGGAAGAAACGGTCGAGGCTGACCCTGGCGGTTGGCGTCGACGAAGCCAAGCAACATGCGCTGCCACTCGTGCAGGTGGGCAAGGACGTCGCGCAGGTTTTTGTCCCGCGCCCAGTGGGCTTCTTTACCGATTTGAGTGATGCTGGGATCAAAATTCGTATGCTGATCGTCGGAACTCATGCCCTCAATGAGGCTGTCCAGTTTCGCATACTGCGCCTCGGCGGCATCCAATAGTTCAGTTTTCGTCTTCGGTCTCGGCACGCCACTAATTGTCTCACAGCAGGAAAGCAGATGAAAACCTATGGCGAAAGACGGAACGAACCGGGGTGGCCGCCGTGTGCGGGCAGGTGCGAAACCCGATCCGCTGAATGCGAAGCTCGCAGCTGGCCGCCCAGCCACGCGGCTTGATGATCCGCTGGGTGAGCCGTTTGACTTTGAAGGCTCAGATATCGGGGATGGTGCGGTGCTTGCTGGTGAGGTGATGCCGGAGCCTGCCGAGTATCTGTCGGAGATTCAGCGTGATGGTAAACCCCTCGGCGCTGACCTCGTCTACCGAGAAACATGGCAATGGCTCGATCAACGTGGCTGTTCCCAGTTCGTCGCACCGCGCTTGATCGAATCCTATGCGCAGGCGTTCGCGCGTTATGTGCAGTGTGAACAGGCGATCTCCAAGTTCGGCTTGCTCGGCAAACACCCAACCACAGGGGCTGCGATCGCATCCCCTTTCGTTGCTATGTCCCAGTCTTTCGGGAAGCAAGCGAACGTGTACTGGTACGAGATTTACGAGATAGTGCGCGCCACCTGCACCAGCGACTACTCAGGTTCGGCGCCGGGTGATGACGTGATGGAGCGCCTGCTGCAAGCCCGCTCCTAACACCCCTTTGATTCTCGTGTGCCTGCCCGAGATGGGTGGGCACTTTTCTATGTCCCGATTCTTTGGAAAGTGAGTGTGTATGTCTGTTACGAAGACTGCTGAGGCCGTGTGTATCGGCCATCCCGATAAGCTCTGTGATTTGATCGCTGACACGATCCTTGACGATATCCTCTACGAGGATCCTGCTGCCCGCGTTGCAGTAGAAGTGATGGCATCTGGCCGCAGGATCATTGTGACTGGCGAGATCACTTCGAAGGTTCGTCCGCGTATTCGTGAGTCGGTGCGTTACGCGCTGGTGAAGGCGGGTTATGTGCCGTGGAAGTTCCTCGTTTTCGTCTGGACACGCCGCCAATCCCCAGACATCAACGCAGGAGTTTCCAAGTCCTTGGAGGCTCGCTTCGGAGACACGAGTGAGTTTGCGTTGCAGGGCGCTGGCGATCAAGGCACCGTCTACGGATACGCCACCAACGAAACCCCGCAGCGTTTGCCATTGCCGCTCGTACTCTCGCATGAGATCTGTGGGCGTCTTGATGACGCCCGCAAGGACGGCACGATCAGCGGTATCAAGTCCGATGGTAAGGCGCAGGTGACGGTTCGCTACGACGCCGCCGGACAACCCGTAGCAGTCGAAACCGTGGTGGTGTCGATCCAACACGACGCTACGAAGACTCTGGACGAGCTTGCGGCTGAGGTCAAAACACTGATCGTCGCACCCGCGTGTAAGCCGTATCTGCCAATTAGCGCTGACACCGAGATTCTGGTGAATCCCTCGGGCTTGTTTACGGTGGGTGGTTCAAAGGCAGACACGGGGCTCACTGGTCGCAAGCTGATGGTCGACACTTACGGCGGTCTCGCCCCACATGGTGGTGGGGCGTTCTCGGGTAAGGACGCGTCCAAGGTTGACCGCTCGGGTGCGTATATGGCGCGTCTGATAGCCAAGACTATCGTCGACTCCGGTCTTGCGCAGGAATGCCAGGTCGCGATTTCCTATGCGATTGGGAAGGCTGATCCGGTCGCCTTCACCATCGACACGCTCGGCAGTGGTGAATACTCCGACAAGATCCTGACCGAGGCTGCGCGTGAGGTGTTTCCGCTACGCCCAGGAGCGATCATTGACGCTTTGGGGTTGCGAGCACCCGGCTACACCCGCTACTCGACCTACGGACACTTCGGCCATGCCGGTTTGCACTGGGAGAACTCGTTCGCTCACGTCGACGCATTAAAGAAGGCGGTGACCACACATGCTCATGAAACCAATGCCCATCAGTGAACTCAAGCCCGCTGACTACAATCCGCGTAAAGACCTCCAGCCTGGCGATGCCGAATACGAGAAGCTCAAGCGATCCTTGACCGAGTTCGGCTACGTCGAACCCGTCATCTGGAACTCCACCACTGGCAACATCGTCGGTGGACACCAGCGTTTGAAGGTGCTCGAAGATCTCGGCCACACGGACGTGGACGTGATCGTTGTTGAGCTCGATGAGACCCGCGAGAAAGCACTCAACATCGCGCTCAACAAGATCAGCGGCGAATGGGACAACGACAGACTTGCCCTCCTCATCGCCGACCTCGATGCTTCGGATTTCGATGCTGAACTCACCGGTTTCGACGACGCCGAAATCCAGCAGTTGATCGGCTCCTTGGATGAGAACGAGGTTGAGGACGACGACTTCGACCTTACCGCCGCACTCGAAGCATCCGCGTTCGTGGAGCGTGGGGATATCTGGACGCTTGGCCGTCACCGACTCGTGTGCGGCGACGCCACCAGCGTCGAGGACGTCGAGTTGTTGATGGATGGTAAACGTGCGAATCTTGTGTTGACTGATCCGCCATATAACGTCGCCTTCGAATCAGGATCCGGATTGTCCATCAAGAACGACAAGATGGATGGCGATAAGTTCTACGATTTCCTGCTATCAGCGTTTTCGAACATGGTGGGCGTGTGTGAGAAGGGCGCGTCCGCGTATGTGTTCCACGCTGACACTGAAGGCTTGAACTTCCGCCGCGCCTTCGTTGAGGCAGGCTTTTACCTGTCGGGCTGTTGTATTTGGGTTAAAGATTCCCTCGTATTGGGACGTTCCCCGTATCAGTGGCAGCACGAGCCGGTGCTATTCGGGTGGGTGAAGACGGGTAAGCACAAGTGGTACGCCGACCGGAAACAAACCACGATCTGGAACTTCGCCAAGCCCCGCCGTAATGCTGACCACCCGACCAGCAAGCCGCTGGATTTGTTGGCGTATCCGATCGGGAACTCCACGCAGGCCAACGCGATCGTGCTCGACACCTTCGCAGGCTCAGGCTCCACACTCATGGCAGCTGAGGCAACCGACCGCATCTGCTATTGCATGGAGCTTGATGAGAAATACGCGAGCGTTATTTTGCGCCGTTATGCCGAACATACAGGGGACGCTGCCGGGATTACTTGCCTGCGAGGCGGCAAGGAATACGCGTATTTGGATTTGGTGCGCGATGTTGAGGGGGGTGAACCGTGAGTGAGTTGACGTTGGGTTCCTTGTTTGATGGCTCGGGTGGTTTCCCTCTCGCAGGTATTCAGGCGGGTATTCGTCCTGTGTGGGCGAGTGAAATCGAGCCATTCCCGATTCTCGTTACGACCCGCCGTCTGCCGCAGCTCACTCATGTGGGTGATGTGACCACGGTCAACGGGGCTGATGTTGATGCGGTGGATGTGATCACGTTTGGTTCTCCCTGCCAAGACCTATCCGTTGCAGGTAAACAAGCAGGCCTGGCGGGTGAACGCTCGGGTCTGTTCTTTCATGCTGTACGAATTATTGACCAGATGAGGAAAGCAACCCATGGAATGTTTCCACGCTACGCGATCTGGGAGAATGTCCCTGGCGCGTTCTCCTCACACAAAGGATCCGATTTCGCCACCGTCCTTACCACGCTCACGCGCATCGTCGACCCGAGCACGCCTGATATGCCTGTCCCTGAGGGTGGATGGCCGTACGCGGGATGTGTCATGGGTGAGGGATTCTCACTGGCATGGCGTGTACTCGATGCGCAACATTTCGGCCTCGCCCAACGACGCCGCCGCATCTACCTTGTCGCAGATTTTGCAGGCCGATCCGCACCCGAGATTCTTTTTGAGCCCGCGAGCTTGCCAAGGAATCCTGAATCGTGCGGCACGCAAGAACAAGACCATGCCCACACCCCTGAAGCAAGCCTTGGAGGCCGTAGCAGCTCGGTGATGTTGTTGGATCATCATCCGCAGGACTCGAGGTTGACCGTTAACTCCTCGGGGGTGGTGCAGACGCTGACTGCCCGGATGGGCAACTCACCCACCAACGTCCCCATCCTCCTCGACGCCCCAGAAGAACGCAGGGTGTTTGGCCTGAATTCGATCCACCAGTCCCGCAGCGGTGGCGGCCACTACGGCTACGAAGCGGAAGTGTCGAAAACCCTCGACTTGAAAGGCGGGGAGCCGACCTGCAATCAGGGCGGCATGGTCATCTTGGAGCCCGTCTATGCCGCATCCAAGGCCGACTATTTCACCCGCGTCACCAAGGATCAGGCAGGTGCGCTGCTGGCCACGGATTACACCGATCCGCCCATGGTCGCCAGCTCGTCGCTGTGCCCCAGGCGGTTGACGCCGGTCGAGTGTGCCCGGTTGCAGGGGTTTCCTGACGATTGGTGTGACGGTCTTGCTATCGAGGATCCGACAAGCGAGGACATCGAGTATTGGACGGGCATTTGGGCTACCTGGAACTTGGCGCGCGGCGTGAAACCACGAACCGCACGCCAAGTCACTACTTGGTTGGAGAATCCAACCAGTGATAGTGCCCAGTACAAGTTGTGGGGTAACGCGATCGCTTTGCCCGTTGCTCGCCACGTCCTTGAAAGACTGAAGAATTTTGCTCGCGCAGGGACTGGATAAGCACTCGCACCTATGGCTGTATGTACATGACCAAACAAACCCCGACAAGGGGGAAACATGAGATGGAGGATGGTCATGAGTGATCTACATATCGAGATCAGCGAGATGCTGGAGGCAGGCATCAACATCTGGGACATTGAAGAAGCCCTCGACATTGCACGAAAGTGGAACTTCTCCCTGGTTGCCGGTGCGATCGAACACGACCCGCATGGCTATCTGCGACTGGTTGATTCTTGGTTTGAACAGGTGACCCGATGACCACGATCGAGTTTACCCCGAACAAGGCTGGGCGTAAGAAACTCGCCGAAGTCATCGCGGAACATCTTGGCGTGAAAGCCAGGTATGCTGGCATGCCCACCTTTGACTATCTGATTGGTGAGGCGCGGTTGGATCGGGACTGGGTGCTCCACCTCCCAGACAACGCAGACGGCGACGCGATAACCGACGCCGCGAGCGCGGCCGGGTTTGCGCCTGCGGGTGAGGTTTACGGACTCACGCTCACATTCCCCACGACCAGGTGGGACGAGGCCACAGGCGCGAAGCTCGACGCCCTGCTCGCCTCCAAGGGAGCACTCATCGCTAAGGCACTGGTTATTCCTGCTACGCCCATGGCGATCGATGAGGCGGAAGGGACCGTTGAGTTTGCCTGGTTTGACCAGCTCCCAGATGCGGAGGTGATTGAAGCGGTCAGCGTGCTGATTCAGCTCATGATCGAGCACGCGAAAACCGCCACGAGAGTCTCCGCGAAGCCTGCCAAGACAGGTGGAAATGACAAGTATGCGATGCGCTGCTGGTTGCTGCGCCTGGGCATGATCGGCGACAACTACAAGCACGTGCGCCGAGTCCTGCTAGCGAATCTGGAAGGCAACGCAGCATGGAAAACCCTGCCCAAATCCGACCACTGAGTTCCTTGCGGAGAACCGGCGAAAAGCGACTGGATAACCGCGCACACCTATGGCTGTATGTACATGATCGAACAAGAAATAAAGGAGCGAGGTCATGAATACCAGCAAGGTCACGATGGAGCAGCTGCAGATCGCGACCGACAGCTACGGCACGGTTATCGCCTACGGAGACTTCGTCCTCGCCTCGGCATACCGGCACCTGGGCAAAGGCCGGATCGGAAACGACGCCCGCGTCTACAAACTCGCCGAGCAGCCCATCCCTGGCTGGGGATCGGACGCCCGCAGTTTCATTGAATGCGAACTCGCCCTGGTTGCTGAGGCTGAGGAACTGTTCGAAGACGCCGGCCACGCCATCGCCTGGGCGCTTGCCCACACCAACTAACCAGCACAGGAAGGAGCCTGAAGGGCGTGATGCGCACTCTCGACACCTACACGCCGACCCGATTCATGGCCACAGGCTCACGCTACGACAAGCGTAAAGCCGACTTCGCGGTCGCGTTCATCCAAGCCTTAAAGCACACCAAAGGCCGCTGGTCAGGCAAGCCCTTCCAGCTCATCGACTGGCAAGAGCAAATCATCCGCGACCTGTTCGGCACTGTCAAAGAAGACGGCTACCGCCAATTCACCACCGCCTACGTCGAGATACCCAAAAAGATGGGCAAAAGTGAGCTCGCCGCCGCAATTGCGCTACTACTCACCTGCGGGGATGGTGAAGAACGCGCTGAAGTGTATGGGTGCGCGGCTGATCGCCAGCAAGCATCCATTGTGTTTGAGGTCGCAGCGGACATGATTCGCATGAGTCCAGCGCTGTCCAAACGCGTCAAGATTCTTGCCTCGCAGAAGCGGATCATCTACAAGCCCACCAACTCCTTCTACCAGGTGCTGAGCGCGGAGGCGTATTCGAAGCACGGGTTCAACATCTCCGGCGTTGTCTTCGACGAACTCCACACCCAACCCAACCGTGCCTTGTTCGACGTCATGACGAAAGGATCAGGCGACGCGCGCACCCAACCCCTGTACTTCCTCATCACGACAGCGGGTACCGACACGCATAGCATTTGTTATGAGCAACACCAAAAAGCCCAAGACATCCTAGATGGCAAAAAGCACGACCCCACGTTCTACCCGGTGATCTATGGGGCGGCGCAAGATGATGATTGGACCGACGAGGACGTGTGGCATAAGGCTAACCCGAGCTTAGGGATCACTGTCCCGATCGAGAAAGTCCGCCAAGCCTGCACGAGCGCGAAACAAAACCCAGCCGAAGAAAACACATTCCGCCAACTTCGCCTCAACCAATGGGTCAAACAAAGCGTGCGGTGGATGCCCATGCACATCTGGAACCAAAACTCAGCACCCGTCGACCTGTCAGATTTGGAAGGACGCGTGTGTTACGGCGGCCTCGACTTGGCTTCCACGACGGACATCACTGCTTTCGTTCTCGTATTCCCACCCTACGGGGACGATGACAAATATACGGTCGCGCCATGGTTTTGGATACCCGAAGACAACCTCAAACTAAGGGTTGCCCGTGATCACGTGCCCTACGACCTGTGGCAACAGCAAGGCTTCCTACAAACCACTGAGGGCAACGTCGTCCACTACGGCGCAATTGAAGCCTTCATCGAGCAACTCGGTGAACGCTTCGATATCCGCGAGATCGCATTCGACCGGTGGGGCGCAGTCCAAATGAGCCAAAACCTTGACGAAGCAGGTTTCACGGTTGTTCCGTTTGGGCAAGGCTTCAAAGACATGAGCCCACCATCCAAAGAACTCATGAAACTCGCTTTAGAGGGAAAACTGGCACATGGCGGGCATCCAGTGCTTTCGTGGATGGTAGACAACATTCACGTCCGCACCGACCCAGCAGGAAACATCAAACCCGACAAACAAAAGAGCACCGAGAAGATCGACGGCGTCGTCGCAACAATCATGGCCCTCGACCGCGCCATCCGAAACGGCACCGGGCACGTCAGCGGCAGTGTTTATGACGAACGCGGCCTACTCGTGCTGTGAGCACGCTCATGGATGAACGCGCCGATGCCTGCGCCGATCAGTCCCAAGATCGAGTAGGCGACGCCGTAGATGAGGGCTGAATCGTTGTAGTACACGAACAGTGTGGTCAAGAACCCTGCGAACGGGGCCAGTAGCCACCACCAGCCGAACCCGTGGCGTGCCCCATCGATAACGCTCAAAACGATGGTGAGTAGTGGAAACGCGAGGAAGAGCAACGCGATGAACCACTTGGCGTTGGGATCGCTCAGCCTGCTGATCCACATGGAAATGAGCGGCAACAACCAAAATGCCGCTAGCAGGACACTCATCAGTGCCCACGACTGTTTTGAGGGCGCTTTCATATTCCAATTCTACATGTGAAAGGACACCGCATGAGTTTTCTGAATTGGCTGCGTGGCGACACCACCCGCTCCGCTGACGATCACGCGATCAGCTCTGGCTACAGCTTTTTCTTCGGGGCAACGAGCTCTGGCCGTCCGGTGACAGAACGCAGCGCGATGCAAATGACCGCCGTCTACTCATGCGTGCGGATTTTGGCTGAAGCTATCGCGGGTCTGCCGTTGCATGTTTACCAGCAGAGCAGTGATGGGGCGAAGGTGAAGGCGCTCGACCATCCCTTATACCGGCTGTTGCATGATGAGCCGAACCCTGAAATGACATCCTTTGTCTTTAGGGAAACTCTGATGACGCATTTGCTTCTTTGGGGTAATGCGTTCGCCCAAGTGCTGCGCAACGGTAAAGATGAAGTGATTGGTTTGTATCCGTTGATGCCGAACCGGATGATGGTGGGGCGCGACGAGGCTGGGCGACTCTATTACGAGTATCAGCGCACCTGGGACGAACCAGCTGGACGCTTCGACACGGTGCGACTCTCGGCGCGCGAGGTGCTGCACATTCCAGGGTTGGGCTTTGACGGGCTGGTTGGTTATAGCCCGATTGCGATGGCAAAGAATGCCATCGGCCTCGCCCAAGCAACAGAAGACTACGGCGCATCGTTTTTTGCTAACGGTGCTGCACCTGGTGGTGTGTTGGAGCATCCGGGAACGATCAAAGACCCCGCGCGCGTTAGGGAGTCCTGGCAGTCCACGTTCGGCGGAGCCCGCAACGGGAACAAGATCGCTGTGCTCGAGGAAGGCATGAAATACACGCCCATCTCCGTCAGCCCAGAACAAGCTCAATTCCTTGAAACGAGGAAGTTTCAGATCAACGAAATTGCTCGAATCTTCCGCATACCCCCGCACATGATCGGCGACCTCGAAAAATCCTCGTTTTCCAATATTGAGCAGCAGTCGTTGGAGTTTGTGAAGTACACGTTGGACCCGTGGGTGATCCGGTGGGAACAGGCCATCACCAAAACACTCCTCAGCTCGCGTGAAAAACCTGGCGTGTATGTGAAGTTCAACCTCGAAGGCTTGCTACGTGGGGATTACGAATCCCGAATGAATGGTTATGCGGTGGCAAGGCAAAACGGCTGGATGAGCGCCAACGATATCCGCGAACTAGAAAACCTCGATCGCATCAGTCCCGAGGCTGGCGGCGACCTCTACCTCGTCAACGGGAACATGCTCCCGCTCAGTCTCGCAGGTGCATACGCGCAGACAACCGGGTCTGAATCGGAGCCTGAACCGGCTGAGGAACCTATGAGTGAATCTTCTGTAAGGAGGAGGATATGAGACGTTTTTGGAACTGGCTCACACCAGAGCCATCAACTGACCCGGACGCAGATGCAGTCCGGGTTTTGCGCATTAGCGGCACGATCGCTGAAGAATCCTGGTTCGATGACGACATCACACCCAGCATCTTCGCCAGCGAGTTGAACGCTGGGTCGGGGCCGGTGACGATCTGGCTCAACAGCCCGGGTGGTGATGTGGTGGCTGCGGCGCAGATCTACAACATGCTCATCGACTACCCAGGCGAGGTGACCGTCAATATCGACGGTATCGCCGCATCGGCCGCGTCTGTGATCGCGATGGCCGCCACGAAGGTTGCCATGAGCCCGGTGTCGATGTTGATGATTCATAACCCGGCCACCATGGCGGTTGGCGATAAGGACGAACTCGCACGTGCGATGAGCATGCTTGATTCGGTCAAAGAATCGATTCTGAATGCATATCAGGAGAAGACGAACCTGAGTCGGGCGAAGCTGTCCAAGCTCATGGACGCTGAGACGTGGATGGATGCGCGGGCTGCGATCGACATGGGTTTCGCCGACGAACTCCTCACCAACCAACGCGACCCAATGTTTGCGATTGAGCCGGACAACGAGCCGGATGACGATGAGGACGAGGCCGAGTCACCAGACGAACCCGACGAAGACGACGAGGATGAAGATCCGAAGCGCCTGCCGTTTCCACCCAAGAACGCGGGACAAGGCACGGTGTTTTCCCGCCGCGCCTCCGAACAAAAGCTCGTCGCACACCTGACCGCCACATCACCGCCACCTCCGTCGAAGCGAGTGCGTCCACCACTCCCAACCATTCAACCCGCCGTGCCTGTTGGTCGGCGGGTTCTCGATTTGTACGCCGAACTAGCGAACCAACCCCACTGAAAGGACCAACACCCATGACAACCCCTATGACTGTTTCTGACCTTCGCACCAAGCGCGCAGATGCTTGGGAGAAGGCGAAGGCATTCCTTGACGAGCGCCGCGACACCACAACCGGTTGCCTGTCTGCTGAAGATGATCAGGCTTACGCGAAGATGGAAGCCGAAATCGATCGTCTCACCAACGAGATTGCCCGTTCTGAACGTGCCCTGCGCCGCGACGCCGACCTCGCTAAGGCAACCAACACACCGCTCACCTCCATGCCCGGCATCAACCCCGACAATGACGAGGTCAAGCACACAACCCCACGCGCTACATCCTCCTATAAGCGAGCCTTCTGGGATGCCATGCGGCTCAACGCTTCTCCGATGGAGGTGCGCAACGCCCTTAGCGAGGGTGTTGATACTGAAGGCGGCTATCTGGTGCCCGACGAGTTCGAACGCACGCTGATCTCCTCACTTGAAGATCAGAACATCATGCGCGGCCTGGCCAAGGTCATTCAAACCACCAGCGGGGATCGGAAGATCCCAGTCGTCTCCACGCATGGCACTGCCGGGTGGCTCGATGAAGGCAAGCCGTACACCGAATCCGATGAAACCTTCACGCAGGTCACTTTGTCGGCGTTTAAGCTCGGCACCTTCCTCAAAATCAGCGAAGAGCTACTCAATGACAGCGCGTTTAATGTCGAGCAGTACCTAGCAGCTGAGTTTGCTCGCCGTATCGGCGCGGCTGAAGAAGAAGCCTTCCTCACCGGAGACGGCAAGGGCAAACCCACCGGCATCTTCACTGCATCTGGCGGTGGCGAGAAGGCGGTGACCACGGGCAAGGCCACCGACATTACCGCTGATGAGCTCATCGACCTGCACTACGCCCTGCGCGGCCCGTATCGGAAGAACGCGGTGTGGCTGATGAACGATTCCACTGTGAAAACCATCCGTAAGCTCAAGGATGGTAACGGCCAGTACTTGTGGCAACCTGCCCTGACCGCAGGAACGCCGGATCTGGTTCTTGGCCGCCCGGTCCACACGTCGACGTTTGTGCCGGAGATCAAGGCTGGTGCGTCGACGGTTGCTTTCGGTGACTTGTCGTATTACTGGATCGCCGACCGACAGGGCCGCTCCTTTAAGCGGCTCAACGAACTGTTCGCCACCACCGGACAGGTCGGATTCCTCGCATCCCAGCGACTGGACGGCAAGCTCGTCCTACCCGAAGCAGTCAAGCTGCTCACCCAAAAGGCATCCGCATAACCAGCGGTTCTACACACTGAGAGGAGGTGGCCGCAATGACCACGACTGAGCTTATCGATCAGGTGAAGGCGAATCTGCTCATCACCTTTGACGATGACGATCAATTGATCGGCGCGCTGATCAACGCGGCCACCTCCTACGCCTGCTCCTACCAACACCTTGATGAGGGCTACTACGAGACACACGACATGTCTGGGGCAACCAGGCAGGGCGTTGTCATGCTCGCCTCCCATTTTTATGAGTCGCGTGATGGTTCCACGGCAGGGTTCTGGGCAGATAAGCCAGATGCGGCTCGGGCGGTATGGAACGCGGTGAACAATCTGCTGCGCCTGGACCGGGATTGGAAGGTGTAGACCAATGGCTTCTTTGGGATCCATGCGCACCACCATCGACCTCATCCAGCCGACGGTTGTTCGGGATAAGGCGGGGTTCACCACCACGCGCGATGAAGTGAAGGCGACGGTGCGGGCGCAGATCGAGGTGCGGCACGCATCGAGCGCGTGGGTGAACCGGGCAGCGTACTCAAAGGCCGACGTCCTCTTCCGCATCAGATCTTTTCCCGGACTGTCCGTGACCACTGATATGGAGATCAGTGGCCCGGATGGGCGGTATGTGATTGACGCAGTTGGGGTGATCGGCAGGTATGTTGAGATTCTTGCCCACCAGACCACGCCCGAAGGAGACGCCCATGGCTAGAGTTCAGATTCGTCTGCCGAACGCGTTTATTGATTCTCTTGATGCTGCCAGCCGTGTGCTAGAAACATCGGCGGATGAGGTGCTTGAGGCGGGAGCCGCGGTGGTTGAGCCGCGTATGCGAGCCAACCTCACGGGCGTGATCGGACGTGCCACCAATCAGCCCTCGCGGTCAACAGGGCAACTACTCAGCGCGCTTGGTACGACCTCGGTGAAAGTCAATAGCCGAGGCGATCACAACATTAAGGTCGGCTTCGCTGAGAACCGCCGCGACGGCAGAGCGAATGCGTTGATCGCCAACGTCCTCGAACATGGCCGGTCCAACCAGCCCGCACGCCCGTTCCTTGCACCCACACGGTCGCAAACACGGCGTGGTGCAATCGAGGCCATGAAGGCGGCGCTGACGGCGCGGATTGAGCAGGTGGGGCCATGACACCGCTACTCGAACAACTCATGGAGATTGCTGACAAGCTCGGATTGCCGTTCGAGGTCGGTCTCTACACGGCTACGCCTGCGCCGCAGACGTATCTGGTGGCAACCCCGCTGACGGACGTGTTGGACGTGTTCGCCGATAACCAACCCAGCGTTGAGGTTGAGGAAGTCCGCCTCGCACTCTTCACTCGCGGAAACTATCTCGACCTGCGTAGCCGCATTACCCGCGCCCTGCTCGACACTGGACTGACGATCACTGCCCGTACCTATGTCGGCTTCGAAGCGGATACCGGATTTCATCATTACGCGATAGATGTCGCAACCCACCACACCTACACATGAAGGAGCATTACTCATGGCGACTATTGGTTTAGACAAGCTCTACTACGCCACCATCACTGAAAACCCCGACACGGGTGAGGAAACCTACGCCAAACCCAAACCCCTCGCCAAAGCCATCTCCGCAGAACTCAGTGTTGAGGTCGCTGAAGCGATTCTGTATGCCGATGACGGGCCGAGTGAGATCGTCAAGGAATTCAAATCCGGCACCCTGACTTTGGGTATCGACGACCTGGGTGGTGAAGCAGCCGCAGCCTTGACGGGTGCGACCGTGGATTCCAACGGGGTGCTCATTTCAGCTTCCGAGGACGGCGGGGCTCCGGTGGCGATCGGTTTCCGAGCCGCACGCTCTACGGGGAAGTATCAGTATTTCTGGCTGTACCGGGTCAAGTTCGCCCTGCCCACCGAAACCCTGGCAACTAAAGCCGACTCCATCACGTTCTCCACCCCTTCAATTGAGGGCACGATTTTGCGGCGTAACAAACCCGATAGTAAGGGGCGGCATCCGTGGAAGGCCGAAGTCACCGAAGGCACAACCGGCGTCAAGCCCGAGACGATCACGAACTGGTATGCACAGGTTTACGAACCCGCCAGCACCACATCTGAAGCCTAAGGAGCATGAGCCATGACAACCAAGAAGAAAACTGAATCAGTTGTTGACCCAGGGCGCTCCGCCACTGTCAGCATCGGCGGTACCGACTGCGAGCTTGTCTTGACGACGAAAGCCACGCGTCTGATCGCCGAGCGATACGGCGGGCTCGAACATCTGGGCAACGCCCTCGAAACTTCCGACGATCTGGGCAAAACATTGGGTGAGGTGATTTGGCTAATCACGCTGCTGGTCAACCAGTCCATCCAGATCCACAACCTGCGCCACCCAGACGACAAGCGCCCAGAGCTGAGCGAGGACGAGGTTGAACTACTCACCGTTCCCGCTGATCTGGCGGACTATCGCGGCGCGATCGCCGAAGCCCTCCAGCGCGGAACACGACGAGACATCCTTACCGAGCCAGCCCCAAAAGCACCACCGACGGACGAATAGTCGAGACCGATCAGGCTGTGTTCACGCGGCTGACCTACATTGGAATGGCCCACCTTCACCTATCACGCGTGGAAGTGGGTCTGACTGTCTTCGGAGAACTCCTCGACCTCGTGGACTGCTGGCGCATCGAAACCGGACGAGCTGAGCCGCTGCGTCAATGGTTCATCGACGACGTCATCCCGCCAGGGATTTAGTAATTTCGATGAGTCATGGGTGATTCGTTCACGAGACGATGGAATTCCTTACGTGCTGCATCTTCGATTTCGTCCCAAGTAAACAAATCCTTGAGGTACGTGCAGCGAGAAGTATTCGTCTCCATCTCAAGCATGGTTTTCAATACTTCCTTGTCGTTTTTTAGGAGTCCCAACGCTTCGAGGATCCATAGGCGAAGCTCAGGTCGACGAGTGAACGAATGGCTTTCCCAAACCTTTCGAGCCAAGAGTTCCTTATAGCTTCGCTTTACTTTGTTTCTCCTTGCAGTTTCAAAATCAAAGTATTCCTTCGATAGAAAAACTGACGTAGCGTGAGTCCGGATCGAGAACCACCAGCGGTTGTCGTCTTGTTGAGGGAAACACGTCTCGAAAGCATCAGCAAGCGGCGTAGGTCCATTTAGCTCAGCAAGCACAGCTCCGAAATCTTCTGCACTCATTCCCATAGGTTTCCCCTTCGTTTAGCAATTTGATCCCTTTTCATTATCCCTTCGAGGAGGTGACTTTGCCATGGCCGACTCCAGTTTTGGTTTGAAGATTGGGCTTGAGGGCGAGCGGGAGTTTAAGCGCGCGATTACGGATATTAACCGTGAGATGCGTGTGCTTGGCAGTGAGATGAAGCTCGTGGCGTCCTCGTTTGATAAGAACGACAAGTCTGCCGAAGCCTTCACGGCCCGTAACCAAGTGCTGGGCAAAGAGATTGAGGTGCAGAAAGCCAAGATCGAGACCCTACGCGCCGCACTCGAAAACTCCGCTACGAGCTTTGGTGAGAACGATAGTCGGACGAAGAACTGGCAGATCCAGCTCAACAACGCAGGCGCGGAGCTCAACCGGCTCGAAGGCGAACTCAAAGCCAACAACGACGCCCTCTCTGATTTCGGGAACGAGGCAGACGGTGCGGGCGACGATGCTAAAGACGCCGCCAAGGACGCAGGACGTCTTGAGGGCGCGGTGGATGATCTCGGTGACGAGATGGACACCACCAGTTCCAAGACCCGCATTTTCGGCGACGTGTTGAAAGCCAACCTCGCCTCCGAAGCCATCATCGCCGGAGTCAAAGGCATCGGGCATGCGATCGCCAGTATTGGTCGCGGCATGGTAGGCGCGTTGAAAGAGGGCGTGGAGTACAACGCTCGCATGGAGCAATACTCCACAAGCTTCACGACGATGCTCAGCGACCAAGCAAAAGCCCAACAGCTCGTCAACGATCTGAAAGTTCAAGCGGCGAAGACTCCGTTTGGTATGGAAGAACTCGCGGGCAACATGCAAACCCTCCTGAGCTTTGGCATGAGCCTTGAGGATGCGAAAAAGCACCTGAACGAAATCGGCGACATCTCCCAAGGTGATGCGGTGAAGATGGAATCGCTCACGCTCGCCTTCGCCCAAATGTCTTCGACCGGCAAGCTCACGGGTCAGGACTTGCTGCAGATGATCAACGCCGGATTCAACCCGCTCGAAGAGATCAGCCGCAAGACCGGCAAAAGCATTGGTGAGCTCAAGGAGGATATGGCCAAGGGTGCTATTTCGGCTGACATGGTCGCTGACGCATTCGCCAGTGCTACTGCTGAAGGCGGGCGTTTCTACGGGGCCATGGACGCCCAATCCCAAACCTTTTCGGGCCAGTTGGCGACGATGCAGGATGGGGTTGAAAATCTCAAGGGGTTGTTGGCTGGTGGTCTGTCGGAGGCGTTGGCGGGTTCGGTGTTGCCGATGCTGAACGGGTGGATCGACGAACTCACGGCAGCGTTCGAAGAAGGCGGAACACCCGCCCTCATCGACACCCTCGGCACCGTCTTACAGGAAGCTCTCGCATTTATTGCCGAGCAGCTACCGATGGTGGTCGAGACCGGCATGAGCATTTTGACCGCGCTCCTTGAAGGCATTATCAAGGTGTTGCCACAAGTAGCAGAAACAGCCGTGACGTTGATTATCGCTCTGGTCGAGACAATCATCGAAGCGTTGCCGTCCCTGTTGGAGGCGGCGATACAGATCATCGCCACACTGGTCTCTGGTATCGGCGAAGCACTACCGGAACTGGTTCCTGCGGCGGTGGAGATGCTCATGGCTTTGGTACAGGGTCTGGTCGACAACCTCCCGTTGCTTCTTGATGCGGCGTTGCAGCTCATCACCGGACTTACCGAAGGCTTGATCGCTGCCATTCCCGTGATCATCGAAGCCCTCCCACAGATCATCACCGGGATTGTCACGTTCCTTGTGGGGGCGATCCCGCAGATCATCGAAGCAGGAATCCAACTACTCACCGCCTTGATCGGGGCGCTGCCTCAGATCATCACAGCGATTGTCGCAGCACTCCCGCAGATTATTACTGCAATCGTGGACGGCGTGGTTGGTGCTATCCCACAACTGATCCAAGCAGGCATTCAGTTGTTGACGGCTTTGATTGGGGCGTTGCCGCAAATCATTACAACTATCGTGGCCGCGCTCCCGCAGATTATCGGAGCTATTGTGTCGGCGATTGGTGGGGCGATCCCGCAACTCGTCCAAGCAGGCATCCAACTCTTGACCGCGTTGGTACGAAACCTGCCGCAGATTATTTCCACAATCGTCGCAGCAATCCCATCGATTATTTCTGGGATTGTGTCTGCTGTTGGTCAGGGCGTCTCAGCGATGGCCCAGGCGGGCAAAAACCTCGTCTACGGCCTGTGGAACGGTATCCAATCCTTAGCGGGGTGGCTGTGGAATTCGGTCTCGAACTGGGCATCAGGTATTTGGGACTCCATCACTGGCTTCTTCGGCATCCACTCACCGTCACGCAAGATGGCCTGGGCAGGACGGATGCTTGTCGAAGGCCTCGCAGGCTCCATCCGCACGGACGGCAACAAGGCTGTCACCGCAGCTTCAGGGCTCGCGCGCAACACGATAGACGCCTTCGCCGACCTTGAGGACGGGCTGGCCGTGCCGATCGAGGCGGTGGCAGACCTGCAAGTGCCGAGCGTTGACCTCACCCCACAACCCGTGACTGTATCTCAGCGAAGTACTGATGAAGCGGCAGAGCGTGTGGATGTCGCTGGGATCGTGGATGCGACTGCAAAGCGTATCCTCGGGTCTTTGGATATTTCGGTGACGTTGTCGGATGGGACGCTGGTGGGCAAACTCGCACCCGCCCTCGATAAACAACTTGCCCGCCTTGATCGGCGGCAGACCGTGATGGCAGGAGGATACTAACCATGTTCGGCTTCACCCTCAATAACCAGGTGTCTTCTGCTTCGCTGGGTCTGCGACTCACGGCACCCGTTGCGATCCCAGCGTCGGTGCGCAGGGCTGATGATATTGAGGTCAAAGGACGCGCCGGAACCCTCACGCGCTTCACGGGCTGGGAGGACACCGAGATCGATCTCGACCTCGCGGTGCCTGTTCGTGACGGGCTCGACCAGTATCGGCAGGCTGCTCACGAGCTGACGGGCTCTTCGACGATTGCGTTGACTGCCGAGCCTGGTGTTTACCGCAAGGTTAAGCACTGCGAAGTGAGCGAACTGCGCCGGGAGCTGTCGGGGTGGGGGTTCTTCACCGCGCGCCTGACCTGCCAGCCCTTCACGTACCTGACCGAGGGATTGAATCCGGTAACGCTCACTGCATCTGGGACGATCACGAACCCCGGCCTACTGGAAGCTGATCCGATCATCACAGTCACCGGCACCGGGGCGCTCTCGCTGACGATCAATACGAGCATTTATCACGTGAATTCGCCAGCAGGTTCCGTCACGCTCGACAGCGAACGTCTCGTCGCTCACGCCCACGGGAAAGTCCAGACCGATGCGCTCACCGACGCCTTCCCGACCTTCAAGCCTGGGATCAATCGCCTCACGCTCGGCGCGGGTATTTCGAAGATCGTGATCACGCCGAACTGGCGCAACCCCTAACACCCAACTCACTACATTCTCTGACGGCCATCCCTTCGTGGGGTGGCCACTGTTGTCTTTGGAAGGCTCCTCATGATTACGGTTCACGACCGCACCGCCACGACATTCACCACCACCGGGCTAGGAGTCTTGGATCGGGAGATCATCAATCCGATCGTGGTCGAGGAACTAGGTGGCGAATTCTCACTAACCTTCACCTACCCGGCAGACGGTCCAGCAGCCACGCACCTGACGCTTGAGAACATTGTGGCAGCGCCCGTGCCAGGGCTGGAGCAACGTCAGGGGTTCCGCATCAGCGAGGTTGTCACCACGCTTGACGGCATGCTCGAAGTGACGGCGTTTCACGTGTTCTATGATCTGGCGGGGAATCTCATCGCCGACACCTACGTGGTCAACAAAACCGCGAAAGGCGCACTGACCCAGATCCTTGGGGCGGCGAACACGAGCCACGGGTTTACTGCTACCTCGTCGGATACGGTGACGCGCTCGTCGGCGCGGATGGTGCGCATGCCCATCACCGCTGCGCTCATGGACGCGGGCGAGGACAACACGCTCATCTCGCGTTGGGGCGGCGAACTGGCCCGCGATAATTTCCATATCCATCACGCGCCCATGCGCGGAGCCAACCATGGGGTGGTCATTCGTGATCGGAAGAACCTCACTGGCTTCGAATCATCCATTGATTTTTCGACGGTGGTGACGCGGATTCTGCCAGTCGGATACGACGGCCTACTCCTGCCTGAACTGTATGTCGATAGTCCGAAGTTGGGTGATTATGTGGTGCCGCGTATCCGCGTCATCCGCTACGGACAAGTCAAAGCCATCACCGACAAAGACAACCCGCGTGAGGGTGAACTCCCACTCGACCAAGCCCACTCTGAGCTGCGCCGACTAGCTGCAGCAGAATTCAGCGCAAGACATGTCGATGAGCCGTCGGGCTCGTATAAGGTGCGGTTCGTCGATCTCGCCACCACCCGTGAATACGCTGATCTTGCACGCCTGGAAACCGTCGAAATTGGCGACACCGTGACCGTCCGTCACGCTGATCTTGGGATTGCGCTCACGGCACGGGTGGTCGCTTACGAATACAACCCGCTCACGCTCCAGTACATCTCCGTTGAGCTGGGTTCTACTGCTCGGAAGTTCACGTCTGTCACCCGGCAGGTCAAAACCGCCGTCAATACGGCGGTGGCTGCGTCGGATGCGGCAGGATTCGCACTCGCTTCAGCGGATGGGAAGAACACCAACCACTACGGCAGCATCCAGCCCGCCAAGGCCAAGCTGGGTGACACGTGGTTCCGGCAAAATGGCGAACAGGTCGAGATCTGGATCTACCAGCTCACTGATACCGGGCAGCCCGGCTGGGTGGCACTCGCTACTGATCTGAATCATGCCCAGCTCGGTGCGGAACTCGATGCCGTCCGCACACAAGTCGGCCACGCCCTGCTTGCGGCCCAGGATGCACAAACCGCCGCCGATGCTGTCGCCACTCAGATGGCGTCGGCGCAGGTGGAGATTGACCAGGCCAAGACCGCAGCCGCTGGTGCTACCCAGTTGGCGCAGGATGCCCACGACATCGCGGTAACCTCGGATGGGCGGCTCACGGTTGCCGTTGTTGATCCTAGCGTAGCGGATGCGGCTGGCCGACCGGAGGGTGCGCTGTGGCAAGTGCGCGTAGACGGAGTGATCGCCCGCCAATATCTCCTCACCAACAACCAATGGGAACAAACACCGGTCGGTGCCGCGATGATCGGGCCGAAAGCGATCAGCCAAGCACACATCGCAGATGCCGCCATCGGCACCGCACACATCGCTGATGCCGCTATCACCGACGCGAAAATCAGTTCACTGTCGGCAGCCAAAATCACGGCTGGGTTCTTGGCGGCTGACCGTATCGCCACGGGAAGTATTACCTCCGACAAGCTGACCATCGCGAGTGGGTTCATCACCACCGCAATGATTGCCAACGCCGCGATCACGGACGCAAAGGTTGGCAGTCTATCGGCGTCGAAGATTACGACCGGTACCTTGTCGGCGGCACGGATCGCTGCCGGTTCGATTACCTCGGACAAGTTGACGATCGCTAACGGTTTTATCCAGTCCACGATGATCAAGGACGCTGCGGTCACATCGGCCAAGATTGCTTCGCTGGATGCTGGGAAGATCACCACCGGGTATCTGAACGCCGCTCGGATTGGGGCGCGGTCGATTACGGCCGACAAGCTCGCGACCAACGCCATCCAAGTAGGCCTGGCAGACTGGACGCAATCGATCCGCATTACGCCCACGCAGATCGCCTGGTATGACGGGACCACCCTGGAAGGCAAGATCACGAGCGCTGGGATGCAGTTTTGGTACGGAACCCGCTATATCGGTGAGTTTGCTCGGCGGGCTCATAAGGACAAGCCGAATGTGCAAGGCATCGTCAACCAACTTGCTTACAAAGGCGACTACGTCGCCTGGACCTACCAGAAGGCAGACGGCGGCACCTACTACACCTGTCTCACCCTTGACCCGAAAGGCCTGTTTTACGGGCAGGCAGGTATCCACCTCGGCTCCGATCTGCGAACAGGTGGCTACAAGTTCTACACGACGGGCTCACGATATGTGACCTTGCAGGACTGCACGCTGACGGGCAAGGGAACCTATTCGGGCTGGGTGGGGCAAAGCGGGCTGTCGAAGATCGTGTTTCACACCTACGACCTGATGGTGGTCACCAATGGGTCGTATTACAACATGACCCGCCTATTCGACCGCACCAAGGATTTGATGTCGCGAATGAACGCAATCCTGAGCTTACTCAATCAAGGCTGGATCACATCCATCTCCGGAACCGGGTCGAACATCACCTGGCGGTACTTCTCCAACACTGGCCTGTCGGCCATGTCCACCAACCTCGCATAAGTAAAAGGAAACACTGATGAAGATCATGCTCGCAAACCAGTATTTGCAACCCATCGCAGACCTACTCACCAATATGCCGCTCAAGGCGGCGCAGTCCCGTGCCCGCTCGAAACTCCTCACGCTAGTGAAGGAAGCGATTGCGCGATTCGGGGAAGATGAATACGACCTCGTCGCCCAATTCGCAACACTTGACGATCAGGGTCGCCCAGTGTTCGCCGACGATGGCACGTTCGTCCTCGCCGACCCTGACAAGGCCAGTGAATTCCTCGAAGCCCGTCAAGCCCTGCTCGCGTCGATCGCTGAAGTATCGGGGCCAACCTACGACGGCCACGACAAGGACGTGAAAGCATTTCTTGATGGCTATGAGGGTGAGCTTTCTGGCGAAGCGGCCGAGGCCTATGACGTCCTTTACGACGCGATCACCAAGGGTGGCCAATGACCACCGAGGAAGAAACGAACACGGAGCTGATTGAGCCCAACGGCAATGAGTCAACGCCTAGCGAAGAAGTGCAGCTACCCATCGTCCCGGTCGAATCCGATGCCACGCCCTCACCACCAGCAGAGACCATCGAAGCCCAAGAACTCCCAGCGCCCAAGGCGGCGTCCTTCGACTTGAGCCTGCCAATTCTCGAGGTCCTCACCGACCCGACCATGTAGCCCAGTACTACACCAATTTTTAGATGCCTTCACCCCAGATGGGTGTGGGCAATTTTTTATGCCCACGAAAGGAATCATTCCCATGTCTCTTCACGCCATCTGGCACGCCATCCAAACCGGGATCGCTGGTATTGGTGCCTGGCTCGCCGCTTATCTTGGAGGCCTCGACGGCCTCGTCTATGCGCTGATCGTCTTCGCTATCGCCGACTACATCACCGGGGTGCTGGCCGCCATCAACGAGCGCCGCCTCAGCTCATCCGTCGGTTTTAGGGGTATCAGCCGAAAGATCCTCATCTTCACTCTCGTCGGCCTGGCCCACCTCATCGACGTCCATATTCTCGGAGCACCCGGCGTGCTACGCGCGGCGGTCATTTTCTTCTACCTGTCCAACGAAGGCATCTCGCTGGTGGAGAACGCCACCCGCTTGGGACTGCCTGTCCCATCCCAGATGCGTGGGGCGCTCGATGCGATCGCCAACCGCGCCGAAACCAGGCCCTCACTGACCGAAACGACCACTGAAAACACAAAGGAGAACCAGTCATGAAGAATTGGAACACGCTTGAGGCCGACATCGACCTCATCATGAACACACACTACACACCCGGCCGCAACGGCAGGCGGATCGATAAGGTCATCATTCACCACAACGCCGGAAACCTCACCATTAGGGGCTGTTACGACGTGTGGCAAACCCGTCCTGCATCGGCCCACTACCAAGTCCAAACCGACGGCACAATTGGCCAGCTCGTATGGGATCGCGATACCGCCTGGCATGCAGGCAACTTTGCAGCCAACACCACCAGTATCGGCATCGAACACGCCGACGTGAGCTCCAGCCCGTGGGCTGTGTCGGAGGCGTGCCTCGATAACGGAGCACACCTCGTCGCCGCGATCTGCAAGTTCTACGGCCTTGGCCGACCCCAGTGGGGCAAGAACGTGTTCGGGCACAAAGACTTCTCTGCCACGGCTTGCCCGGCTTCTCTTGCTGGTTCCCAGCATGCCGCCTACATGTCCCGCGCACAGTCTTGGTATGACCAGATGAGCGGTAGCGCACCAGCACCCGCTCCTGCAGCACCGAACATCGACGCATTGGCTGACGCTGTCATTCGCGGTGATTACGGGAACGGGGAGGAGCGTAAGCTCCGCCTCGGAGCCAACTACGCGGCTGTCCAGCAGCGAGTGAACGAGAAGCTCTCTGGCAACACGCCGACGAAGCCAGCAGGGCCCAACATCGACGCGCTTGCCGACGCCGTGATCCGTGGCGACTATGGCAATGGTGAGGAGCGTAAGCGCCGCTTGGGCAACCTCTACGCCGCTGTTCAGGCGCGCGTGAATGCCAAGCTCGGCTACTAAACATCCGCGCCACGTCGGAGCGACTGATGTAGGACGGATTTTGCGGACATTCAAAATAAAAAAGAATGTGGAGGTAACAGACAATGGCAAAATCATTATTTGAGGAACTGGGCGGCAAATACGAAAGGCAAGGGGATTATTTGATACCGTGCTTAACTGTACCCGCCGAAGAAGAACAGGCAATAGGCATCTGGGGGCAACGGCATTTAGATTATCTAAAACAGTACCGTAAAGTTACATACACCAATCTTCTTACAAGCGGCAGGCTAAACGCCTACCTTGCCGACATCAACAGACAGGCACAGGAACGCTTTGAAAGGCTCATAGAGGGTATGAAACAGGCACAGGGCATAACGGAACAGCTAAAGGCA